CGCGTCGCCGAACACCTTCGCGTCGCCGAACACCTTCGCGTCGCCGAACACCTTCGCGTCGCCGAACACCCACGCGTTGCCGAACACCTCCGCGTCGCCGAACACCCACGCGTTGCCGAACACCTCCGCGTCGCCGAACACCCACGCGTTGCCGAACACCCACGCGTCGCCGAACAAGTTAGCTTCCTTCTCGATGAACCCGCCGAGGTCACCTTCATCCACATATCGGCTTGGGATGTTCTCGGTGGCTTGAATGCGGTGCAGCGTACGTCCAAAGACGGTGATTGTTTCGTCGGTGAGGCGGTATTTTCTTTCGTTCATTTCCCTCTCCTTGTATATTTTTTCGTTAAAAATTGACCCATATTATGGGGCTTCGTGTTTGATTCACATGTTATGTGTCTGGCATAAAAGTCACTCCTTGATGAATACGATCCAATGGGTTCGCGCTGCTTTGCCTGACCGGTGACCATAAAGAAGCTTCCCGCCTTTTGCGAGACTAATAACTTCCTGCGTCGGTATTTGCGTCTCATTCCACTTGAAAACCAAAGTGCCACCGGTTTTCAACACGCGAAACCCCTCCGCAAATCCCTCCGCAAGGTCATCTCTCCATGAGGAGAGAAGCGCCCCGTATTTCGCGGCTGTCCACGACGACGCCCCCAACCGCTCAAGATGCGGCGGATCAAAAACCACATGATCAAACGAATCATCGGAGAACGGGAGGGCACGAAAATCCGCGACAACATCAGGCTTGATTTCCAGCCCCCTACCGTCGCACAACTCAGTGTCAAGCGTCCGGTTATCCACGAAAACCGCGCTAGTATTATTCGGGTCAAACCACATCATGCGGCTACCCGCCGTCATATCAAGAACGCGCTTCATTCCATCGCCAAAGCTAGCTGCATCGCGGTGGACGACAAACGTAGAAGCTCCTCACGGGTGAGCTTCACACTGTGATTTTCTACCCGCATATTCCGCTCGATAATGAAGCAGATGCGCACATCATCACTATCGTCCTCGGCATTGCCAATGCAGAAGACCCCCGTTCCCAGGTCAGAGTTACTTGCACCGATCTGGTCCCCGCCGTCTTCAAGCGGGAAGCACCCCATCGTCTCTTCGTCCACTATGAGGAAGTCCCATAGATTACATGAAGCATCTAGTGACTCTTTGATTTCCTGGTGGGTGGCGATGCCGTCATCGAATCGGCGTTTGATGCGGTACAGGTTGAAAAGGGTGTTGAGGGTTTCGGTGTCGAAATCCACCATGTGTCCGTACTCATCGGTTTTCATTGCCCCATGTCCTCCCCGCCGGACGCGGCCCACGACAGCGCGACGCTTTCTTCACGCAGTTTTTGACGCTCACTATGCGCATCAAGAAGCGCCCGAAACACCACCTCATCAAGCTTAATGATCTCGTAGGCTTTCGCACCAAGCTCCGGGGTGGATTTAAACGACACCAGGAAAGCACCCACGCCCTCCCGGCTGAGGTAATCGTCGCAGCGGGAAAACCGGTCACACACGATGCACGTGTGGGTGTCCACACGCCACTCATCCGTGTACTCATGCTCCACACCATGTGTGGTGTAGGTGGTTCGACCTGCCTCATGAGCGAGACCCAGCTTCTCCGCGTCATCCGGGCCGCAATTATCACAGATCACAAACCCGTTGTTGCCTTTGTCGGGGCCGGGGCACGACATGATTTCTTCATGCATACCCTCATCGTCTTCCCACCTGAGTAGCAGGTGTGGTTCATTAATCATGGTTTTTCCTTTCAATGCCAATAGTGAATTGCTTGGCAAGTTCACTCACGTACTTATCTTTGGCTGTTGCGCGTATCGGGCTGAGAATTGGGGCACGCAGCTCACTTTTAATGTGAGGCTCAATAAACCCCGGGATGGGTGACATGACGCGTCGAATATATTCATCAATCATTACCCGCACAGCAATGAAATTGAATACCCGATACATGCTGTTCGCCTCAAGCAGTTGGGGTATCACTGTCCACCTCAATCACCATGTAAACCCGGCCCTTCTCCCCCCGAACCGGCTCATCGATAATCGGCATGACCTTCGTCATGAAATTCGGCGTATCATCAGGCACCAACCCCGCATCCACAACACCATCACACATGGCTTTAAGCGTCGGGGCGAGATTATCAGCATCACGACGCCGCCTATCACGCGGCTGATAATGCAACTCCACCCGCACATGACGCTGAGCAGGAAGCCGAAGCGCCCGCACCCGCACAGCCGCCTCATACCTGATACGCCTCGTAATATCCGCCTGCTGAGACCAATGCCGAAACCGCATATTCGACGTCAACAAAGGCTTAGAAAACCCAAACTCAACAATGTGACGACTAGGCATTCTTATTCTCCTTTCATGTCTAAAAGTTGATGCAGCGCAACCGCTGCCTGTTGCGGGCACACCCCATTACCAATGGCCTTAAGCTGCGATGTTCGAGACAACCCAGGCACACCAGTCACATGCCCATCAGGAAGCCCCATCATCCACTCACTAAACACAGCAGCAAGACGCGGACGACCATTACGATTCATCTCAACCGGATTAGGCGCTGGCCTCGTCACCGACTCCCACCGGCGGATCGCTGGCCCATACTCTCCCCAATCAAATCGGGAAAATACTCCGTCACCACCGTCAACGGCGGCGTGTTCCGCGCCCTGTCCGTCACGCTGTCCGCCCGGCGCGCATCCGATGCCGTTGGGGTGGGCAGCATCTTCACCCCCACCGTTTCCGCCAGCGAACCGTTGCCTTTCTCCACGTGCCTGCGCGCCCCCGCCGATCCCATCGTGGCCTGGTGGTCCGCCGCCCTCGGTGTCGGTAGCAGCGTCACAATCGTGGTGAGGTGCGTGGATTTCTCGATCGAACGGCCGCGTGTGCGGGGCCTGCCCATGATCCCGTCGGAGGCTTTCGGAGTCGGGAAAAGCCGCGAGGATGAAAAGCCGCTCACGATGGTGCGGGGCACCAATGTCGGAAGCTCGAAGGCTTGTCCACCACGCATGCAGCCCGTCTTCGGCCATGTCTCCGAGTACTCGATCGAACCCCAAAGACCTGTGTCCGGCCACATTCTCCAGGAAAACGTAGCGGGGTCGTAGGTGGCGAATTGCCTCCCTGACATAGGGCCATAGGTGCCGCTCATCGTGTTCTCCTTTTCGTGTCCCTGCGTGCGAAAATGGCTGGCAAGGGTATCCCCCGGTGAGGATGTCTACTTGCGGTATGGTGTCCCAATCAATGGTGGTGATGTCCCCATAGTTGGGTACTTCTGGCCAGTGGTGTTTGAGGATTGATGCGGGGGCTTGGTCGTATTCAACGAACCATGCGGGGTGCGCATTGGGGAACACGGCTTGTGCCGCCATGTCGAGACCACCGTATCCGCTGAATAGGGAGCCTATTTTCATAGCCCCCCCCCGTTATTTTTCGGTGTGTTCACGTTCGATTTTTCGTAGTTCGCCTGCGGCTGCGAGCAGTTCCCATGCCATTTGCTCAGCCTCGTCTGCGTTCAGTGAGCCGATGGGGTTAAGGTAGTTGTGATTGATGGAGAAGGTGTCTTCTTCATCGAACCTGAGGATGCTGGCGCCTTCTCCAATTCTGCGAATGGCGGTGCAGTTGTCGTCATAGCGTACGTTGATGGTTTCGATTTTTTGGTTGGGGTAGGGGCCGTCTTGGAAGTTGATGGTTTCAACTTGACGGTTTGCGTATTCTCTCAGTTCGTTGGTGGCGGCGTTCATGCGTTCTATGAACATTTTCCTCGTTACTTTTTTGGCCATTGGTTGTCCTTCCGATGGTGTGTATGGCTTGTGCTATGTGGGTGATGGTGTGGTGTAGGCGGCCTGCTGTTTTGGTGATGTCTTTCAATACGCGCCTTGCTTTCTCATTGTTTTCTCATGTTTTGTTCGGGGTGATTCACGGCCCGGCGCGCCCCGCCCCGTAACCCGCACCGTCGAAACGGGGGTTTTGCGGCGTTGAAAATGCCGAACCATGTACGACTACCCGCCAAGGGGTTTCAATCAATCTGAGGGGCCAATGGGGCCGGATTTGGAGCGTTCCCGCGCCGCCACGCATCCAGCTTCTCCCGAACATCCGGCGGCGGCGGTGACCCACCAGGCGGATCAGGGGCCGGGAAAACCGGCGGCGGACCATCATGCGAACACCGTGTGACCAGCGGGTTTCCCAACTCATCGGTGGTTTGCACCATGCCGCGCTCGTCGCACCACGTGCACGCCTGGATCGCGGCGCGTCTCGCCTGCTTGGCGTGGGTTTTCTGGTCCTGGAACCAGCGGCGAGCGGCTGCGCAGGCCCCGCATGGCGGCACCTGGTCGCGTGGGATTCCTGCGTGTTGGCGGCATCGGGGGTCGCCTGGCGTGGACCAGTCAGCTGGTGTGTCGCCGGTCACTTTCGGGGTGTTGGGGTTTGGCGGCGGTGGCGGCGCGTCAGCGTCCGCCGGTTCGCCGTCGGAAAAATCCTGGGGGGGCTTCACATGTGCTTGATCAGCCAGCAACTTACTGTCTACCTCAACCCCCATATAACTGTTCCCCTGTTCCCCTGTTCCAACGCCGGAATTCCCGGGGACTCCGGCGGAACCCGCCGTGTTGTCGGCGGAATCCCCCGGGAATACGGCGGAACCCGCCGACACTACAGAGGAACCACCCAAACCCGCAGGTAAAGGCTCATACGACACCGGATCAAAAGGAACCCCCTCACCCGGCCCCGGAAACTTCGACGCTTTTGTACGCCGATCAACCTTCTGATGCTTCTCCCACGACGGGATCGCGTAAAAATGCCTCCCGCCCACACTGTAGAACTCCACTCCGAACACCCGGCGGAGTTCGCCGCATCCCCGGCGGATTCCGCCGGAATCCTCCGACATGTCGGCGGGGAACACGAAACCAAGGAATTCACGGGGGTTAAACGACCCCCTACCGAAGTCATCAGCAAGCTGCCAAAGGCCTATATAGAGAAGCCTCCACCGGTATTCCAGGGTCTCGATTCCGGGGCTTGACCAGAACTCCGGCTTGATTGTCCTAATCCTGGCCATCTCCCCTCCTTATCCCTAGGCAGATTTGGCTGATTGCAATGGCGCAAGCGGCTGTGAGCTGCAGTTTGTGTACGCGCATGGCCCACAGGGCGATTGCTTGGGGTGTTAAATCATGTGCCCCCTCATGGGGTCTCATTGTCACGTCACTATCTCTTTTACGAAAGCCCCCCCCGAGCACGTCCAAACGTGGGGAGAGGCGACCAACATCAAACACAACCTAAGAACAATTCTCAGGCTTAGAACGGGGCTTCCTGCGCCCGCACATCCGAATACGCAGGTGCCTGCACACCCGTCCGCGCATCCACAATCGAGGTGAGAATGTCCATCGCATTCAACTCCACCCCGCTCCGCTGATTCCCCTGATCGTCTGTCCACGACCGGGTTTCCAGCTTCCCTTTCACAGTGACCTGCTCCCCCTTCGACAGCTCAGACGCTGGCTTAGCAAGGTGGTCCCAGGCTTTCACCGTCACAAAGAATTGCCGCACACTCTCCCACGCCCCACCAGCGGTGAGACGATTATCTGAGCATGCCAGCCGGAACCGGGTTACCACGTTGGTTGTGGTTTCCCTGATCTCCGGGTCAGCGACCAGACGGCCCTCGAAATGAGTGATGGGGATCATGCGTTACCAGCCTGCAGTTCACCCAGGCGCTGGTTGTATGCGTCCAACGCCGCGGCGTGTTGTGGGTGGTCGGTGGGGATTGCTCGGGCTTGTTCGACCACTGCGTCTAGTTCTTTGGGGGTTGCTGCGGCGGCGAAGGCGGCGATGATGCTGTCCACGTCCACGGTTTCCGTGGTGGGGGTTGCTGCTGCGGCTGCGAGGCGCCCGGCTGGTTTGTCCACGCGGGTGGCCTTCACCTTGCGGCGTTCCTGCTCTGCATCGATCTGCAATTCCTCGTAGCTGTATTGGATGCCGAGGAGGATGTGCGGGGCGATTTTGCGGCACACTTCGGCGGTGGCCTTGGCGAACAGCATTGCCTGCGGGTCGGTGGCGTATTTCTTGTTGGTCGTGTAGCCGGCTTTTTTCGCCCGGTCGATGGTCCAGGTGCTGGTTTCGGTGGCCCCGTCGGGGGCGTTTGCGGTGACGGTGACTGACTCGTCTGTGGATTCGACGGTGCCGATTCGGTAGCCGCGGCTGGTGAGGAGTGCGGCCATTGTGCGGGCGTACACGGCTGGTGTGCCGTGTACCACAAACACGTTCTGCAAGCTTTGCATGGGGTTCAGCCCCAGCTCAGTTCCGTACAGGATCGCGGCGGCCCCGTCGTCTGGTTTGCCGCGGAAGTGTTGGGGGACCATGCCGGTGTTGCAGAGGACTGTTGCGAGTTCGCGTGCGGCTCCCATTGCTTCGACTTGCTGTTTCAGCACGGCCAGTGTGTCGCTGTTGGGTGTGGGTTCTGCGGGGAGGATTTCGGTTGGGGCGATGGGTTCGATGTCGTTAGCCATTCTGGTTCTTCCTTTCTTGCTGGATTGTGCGGAGGATTCGGAGCGGTGCGTAGATGTCGGCGCTACCGGCGATTGCTTTGTCCAGTGCGTGGCGGAATCGTTCGCGTTCTTCTTCGGTGAGCTCACTCCATCGGGGTAGGTCTTCTGGACGATCTTGCGGCTTGTACGGTGCGAGTACGGTGGGTTCGGGGTCGTCTTTGCGTTTGATGACGATGACCCGTGTTTTCAGGGCAAGGGCTATGCCTGCTGCCACGGCCAGTGTTTTGATGAGTGTTTTCACTACTGGATTCCTTCGATGAGTTTCTTACGTTCCAACTGGTAGGTGGGGGTTGATGTTGCTTCTTCCACCAGGTCGGGGTGCTTCTTTCGGAGCTTCGCCAGGTCGAGTTTCGGGGTCATGACGTCGGGGTCTTTGAGGAGGTCGCGTTGTTCCTTCGGGACGCGGGCCTGTGCGAACCGCCCGGGGCGGCGGCTCATGATCTGCACCCCGTCCCAGGTGAGGGCTTTCGCATCCCCCATTCCCTGCATCAGCTTGTTCTCCAAGGATTGGGCTTGGGATTCCAGCTTCTCCATTTCGACTAGCACCATCGCTAGCTGCGCGGCTGTTTGGGCGTCTGCCTCCACTGTCTGGTCGCTGGGTTTGGGGTTGAGGCGCTGGAAGATTTCCTTAGCGTGTTCACTGTTCCCCACGTCTGGTGGGGTGCTTTCGACTAGGAGCCGGTGGAAATGCTGCACGTCTGCGATGATGCCGTCGCATAGGCTGGGGTTGTACTCCACCGGGTGAATTGATGGGGTGCCGTACACGGGGACGATCACAATATCCGCTGTGCGGATGCCGGACATGAGCATCTGGAATTGCACCTGCACTAGCCAGTTGTCTTGTACCCCGTTGTCTTTGCGGGGGCGTTTGACTTCGATGATGCGGCGTGAGCGTCCACGGCTTGCGCGGCGGTCGATGGTGGCGAGACATGGGATGCCTGGTAGGGCGTCGGGGTTGGTGAATGCGATTTCCCCGGCGCTGGTGTGCCAGCCAGGATTTTGCCTTTTCCACACGTTGACGGCGTAGTCTTCGGCGTCGTGGGCATCATCAAACATGGCCTGGGTCTTGGCGTCGATGGGTTGTTCCCATTGCCCGGTCATTTCCATGAACCGCTCAAACGCGGACAGGTAGTCGATGCCGAGGTATTCGCCGGTGAAGCGGTCGCGGATCATGGCTGGGACTTTGGATGCGGTGATGGTGCGTTGCCAGTCTGGTGTGCCTGGTGCGGGTGGTTTTTTCAGTTGGATTGGTTTCATGCGGGTTGCCTGTCCATGTAGGTGTGGGGGTTGAGTGTCACGTCAGCCAACGCTGAGTGGACTCGGCATAGGTAGTAGGGGTCTTTGGGGTCTCGTTTTCGTTGGCAGTTGTGGTACATGCATTGCTCGTCGGGGTTTTGGGTGATGGGGATGCCCGCGTAGCTGAGTCCCATTGCTGCGCGGCGGCGGAGTTTTTCGAGGGTTTTTGTTGGGAGGACGTTTTCTCTTGCTACATACATGCTGCTAGGTAGGGGGTTAGGAACACTGCTGCGGCGATGGTGCCACCGGCTAGTGTTGTGATGGTTTTCTGTGTGGGGGTTTGGGTGAGTACGCCGGTGGTGCGGGCGATTTTTTCTAGTTCCCAGTCGGTTGTTTTTGTCGTTCGAGCCATTGGTCTGCTTCTTCCTTTTTGAATCGGACGCCGCCGAGGTGGTAGGCGGGGAGGGGGTCGTGGGTGCGTTTGGTGAGTTTGTACACCTGCGAGCGTGATATGGCCCACATTTCCGCTAGTTGTTGTGCTGTCAGCATGATTTTCCTTTAGGGCAGGGGTTATGATCATCGCGGGAGTTAAGGTAACTTCCGGTTTCGGTTGGTGCGTCCTTGCCAAGGGCACTCATTCGCCCGCACAGGTTTTCTCAAGGTTTTTCCTGTGCGGGCGATTTTTAATGCCTACGACCAGATGATGTCCTTGATCTTGTTGTCGCGATCCCATAGGTCAATCAACCGGCGCTGATGGTAGCGGCGCTCCCTGATGAGCTTGCCCACTGTGGCCCCACAGAATGCCCAGCCCATGCCAAGCACGCCTAGTGACAGCCAGTTCTGCTCCCCCATCATTGAGGTCAGGGTGAGAACCGCCAGCACAAAGGTCAATAGTGCTGCGAAAAACGTGTGGTCTTCGATGCGTTCGCGCATGTCGAGGCTGTGGTGGATTTGTCGGGTGATGTGCTCATGCTCTCGCAGCAGGGCTTTGCGGGTTCGGGTGTCATACGCGGGTGGCTCAGTGTCCGTGTTCACGCCGTAGTATTCGTGGACTAGTTTGACGCGTTGTTCTTCTGCTTCGTCAATCATGTGAGGTCTTTCTAGTCAGTGGGTTTGGGGCCTTGCATGAAGCGGAAGTAGGCATCTGCGACAAGCGCATCAGCGGTGTTGATGTGGTCGTCGTGGTTATGCGGTTTCATTGGTGGTCTCCTTTGCCCAGAGGAAGGCTTCATCAAGTTTGGTGAGTGCGAGTGATTGCGCGCGGCTGCGTGGTAGTGCGCTGATTTCGGCGTGGAGGTCGTTGAAGTTTGCGAGCATGTCGGTGGGGAGTTTGGGGTGGTGGTATGGGGGCATTGGTTTTTCCTTTCGGTTGGTGTTTGCCACACATGGTTTGTGGGGCGTGGTGTCGCGGCGGGGAGTTGCACCCCGCGTGTTCTGTTCGCGACTGTCATTGCGCGCTGTTGCCTGCCGTGTGATTCGCTCCCTCCCGTGTCCAGGGTCGGTCCTGCGATTCCCACCCTGACCGGGGTGGTGTGCGGCGTGTGGGCGGCGGGTCTCCGCGTGGGGAGGGTCAGGGTCTTGGCGTGGCTGGTTCCTGCTGGGGGCCTTTACCATCGCTCGCCGGGGTTCAGTCCTCATCGCCCGTATTTTGCGCGCTTGGTTTCACTTTTCAGTTTTCACACAGCTTGTTTAGTTGTTTCTTATATTTTGGTGCATGAAAGTATTCTCATGCATCGCATTTTATGCGGTCACGACAACCAAATCGTCGAGTGGCGTTTTGGTTAATTCACGTAGTTTCAGCAACGTTTGGACCGTCGGAACGGACCGGCGGGAACGGAGGTTTCGCACGGCCTGGCCGCTGATTCCTAGTGCGTTCCCTAGCTTTTCATCGCTGGTCAACCTATGAATTTGTCTTGCCTCGTCGAGAGCCGCGGGGTCTAAGTAGATCATGTGATCCCTTTCGGTTCTCTGCGGTGCAGTTCCTTGCGCCGCTGGATTCATCATTGCATGCATAAGTCCACTTGCGCAACTCGACTTATGCAAGTCCACTTATGATTTTGATAAAAGTGCAGCTAGACACCAATAAAAAAAGTGCAGAATCTTGCGCGAATCTATGCGACAGGTGCAAAATATGAGACATGGACGCACGCACATGGATCACACAGACGGTGTGCAAAACCCCAGCCGAAATCGAAACCCTCACCCACATCCCCAAGCGCACCACCCAATCCCAAATCGCACGCAACAACATCCCCGCCGAAAACATCATCACCATCTCCGAAGCCGTCGGACTCAACCCCATCACCGAACTAGTCCGCTTCGGACACCTTGACCCCCGATGGATCGACGATGCCAACCCCCTCGACACCATCAGCGATGAGGAGCTTTGCTATGAGATGATGCGCCGCATGCGAAACCATGCATTTATGAGTGGTGATGTGGGATAATCCAGGGGACGAAACCGCCAACCTGGAAGGAAACCCCACTGTGCCCATACATCGCACATATCACCTGACGGACAGCTTTCTTGATAACGATGCTGTGACCACAACTCAGCTGATAGAACAAGCGTGCCAGAAAACGAAAGTCACCCTAACCCGCACAAGTGACGGCGCGTACTGCATCAAAGGGCGCGACAAGCGCACGGCATTCATCATCGAATCCCCCGGGGCACTGACCTTCACGGCGGACGATCCACGCAATTTGGCGCTAGCAACCACGGTCGTGGACATGATGGATAAAAGCCACTACCACCCTTTTGACGACCACGGATACGCACGGGCATACGACAAGCGCGACCCCAATCATTTGCGCTATGAAATCCTGGGAATCCTCGACAGTAGTGAGCGCATCCTTTACGCGTCGGACGCGATCAAGGGACGTGCACATGGCCGCCTGGTGGGCACGAATAACCGTGTGATCCTATCCACTGTGGCCGGGTTCACCCAGGTCATCGAGACGCAGTACATACCCCTCGAAAAGATCAGCAGCATAGAAACAAACCGCGCGACCATAGGCATGATGCTGATCACTATGCATACCTCGAACACGGAGATCAAAGCGGTAACGAAGGTGAAGAACGCGATGATTTTCCAGGAGACCATGCGTGAGCCTATCGACAATTCGAGGCTTCATATGCAGCAGTTTGTCGCGCTCCCGGGCAATGGGCCTACGGTTCGGAGTCTTGATGTGGCTGGGCAGTTGGTGAAGCTTGCTGAGCTCCACGCCGGTGGGGCGTTGTCTGATGAGGAGTTCGCGGCGGCTAAGGCCCGCGTCCTAGCGGGCGCATAGAGAAACCCCACCCCGTGCGCCGCGTACAAAGCGTAGAGGAGGTGGGGGTCTAAGGGGCACGCCAGCATCCCCAGTTGCTGGCACACATGAGTGTAGCACACGAAAAGCCCCCAGAAACCTAGGGTTCCTGGGGGTTCGACACATGAGTGATTTAAGGATAGCAAACATGAGTGTACAGCGTAGGCCGAAGGTTGGCAAGGATCGTAACGGGCGTGTCCGCTGGGTTGGCCGGTTCCGTGACCATGCGGGGCGGGAGCATTCCCGGAGTTTCGAGCGTGAGCGCGACGCGAAAGCATGGGTGGAGGAACAGCGCGGAGCGCTGCGTAGGGGGGATTGGGTGGACCCGGCGCGTGGTGGTGACACTGTGGGAGCGTTGTGTGATGCGTGGGTGTTGCAGGCCCCGTCCCCTGGTACTGGTCGGATTCGGGGACAGTTGCGGAGGAATCTTGGTGACCTCGCGGATGTGCCGGTGGGGAAGGTCACTATTGTGATGGTGCGTAATTGGGTGGGTGTGTTGCAAAATGGCCGGCCTTGGCGGGGTGGTTTGGGGTTGGGGCGTGCGGCTGTGAAGTCGATGTTGTCGCAATTGCGGGCGATGTTGGGGCAGGCGGTTTCGGATGGGATGATTCCGAGGAATCCGGCTGTGGGTGTGGTGGTGCCGCGTCCGTCTAGTGGGGTGACGTGGGGTGACGTGCCATCGCCCGATACTGTGCGGTTGTTGGTGGAGACGGCTACGCATGGGGGGCGCAGGAAGCAGGGCGCGGATGGGAGGCTGGTGTGGGTGACGGCGCAGCCGGATGTGGGGTTGGCGATCCAGCTCATGGCCGCGACGGGTATGCGTCCTGGTGAGGTGTGCGGGTTGACGTGGCACCAGATTGATTTTGAGCGGGGTCGTATTTCGGTGGTGGCTCAGGCTGGTTTGCGTCCGGGTGATCCGTTGCGGGCGTTGAAGACGGGTGATTCTGGGCGCAGGGTTGTGGCTGTGGATGAGGTGACGTTGGGGATGCTTAAGCAGCATCGTGCGGAGCATGGGGGGCGTGAGCGGTTGTTTTTGTCGCGGGCTGGGCAGCCGATGACCGCACACCTGTTGTCCTACTCACTGATGCAGTTGCGGAAGTATTTAGGGCTGTCGGGGAACGTCACGCCGAAAAGCCTTCGGCACTTCCACGCATCAATGTTGTTACGGGAGGGGGTTCCGATCAAGACGGTGCAGGCGCGGCTTGGGCATGCAACGGCGAAGATGACGCTCGACACCTATGCCCATTTCCTCCCCGGGGATGATGAGCGTGCGGCGGATGTTGTGGGGGCGCTGTTGGCTGGTGCGGGCAATGTGCGGGATGCCCGTAGTGGTTTGCGGGCGGTGTAGGCGTTTTGGCTGGTCGGGGGGCCGTGTTTTCGACATTGTGAAAAACACGATACATGCATCAGAGTGTAGTTTGTGACCTGTGGTTTTTCTATTTGTGCTGGTCATGGACTTTTCATGTGTGGCGATTTGTCGCATGGATTGCACAGATTGCATGCGCTGCCCGTGCTGCTGCGGGCAAAATGCGGGCACGGGGGATTCTGCGGGCAAGAATGGCAGGCAGTGCGGGCGGGGGTGGGTGGACTGAAATGCATCACCCCCTACTAGACATATGTCGCGTAGGTGTGTATATTTAAAGACACAGGGAGCAACAAGCCCCACCAACCAAACCGAAAGGACCGAAACCAATGACCACCATCAACCTCAACGACCTCAGCTGGAACCCAGCCCCCACCGAATGGGGCATCGCATACGGCGAAATGGCAAGCCTCCCCACCGAAGAACCCACCCACAACGGCCCACAGTTCATTGTCGATTTCGACCTTGACGGCACCAAGAAAGCACGCCTCGCGGTTGACCCAACCCTCGCTGGAATGACACGCGAAAAGGGCATGGCATTCAGCGACGACACCAACGATTGGACCGTCATGGACGCCCTCTTCGGGCGCGAACAATGGCAGCAGTGGCTTGCTGACAAGACCGAGGAAATGCGCGCCCTAGACTCCGAAGACCTCAACGACTAACCACACCATGCAAACCCCGGGGGCTTCGGCCCCTGGATTAAGGAGCCACCAATGAATACCCCCTACACTTTCAAACACATCATGTCGGGACGCTGGGAAGTCATCCATGAAGGAAAAGCGTTCGCAGTCATCGAGAGAAACACCTGCTATTCCTCAAAAGACGGCATCATGGAATCAGCTGAATTGTGGGTCATTATCGACCCGGTAACCGAACTTCACCAGCAAGGGAAACTCCTAAACACCCTCTACCCGATTGAATGCGGGCACCGCACTTACCGTGAGGCAGCTGCCTCCGCCTGGGAAAGCTACCAGAAATACGGCACCCCCGTTCCAATCGGACGAAACTAAACCACGCCCCGCCCACCGTGTAGTCGCTGGGGCGTGCGCCCGCCACCGTACCCACCGTACGTTTTGGATGCTGCTCACTAGGGTGCGCGCCACCAGTGACTGTACAACGCAGACACGCAACCAACCCGAAACAAGGAGCCAACCATGCCCAATCAATACGCCCTCTGTAGCCACTTAACCTACGACCCATACATGGACGCACCGGGATACCCGAATAGCAGTTTCATCACCAACTACTTGCGCATCTACGACCTCGAAACGGGGGAACTGGTGGACACCATCCGCATGAAAGTCCATGGTGAACCCATGTGGCAGTTGATAGCTAATCACCTGCATTGGCACGGGTATTCCCGTGAGCAGTTTTTCTGCTGGTGGCGCGCCTATTTCGAGGCTGGCGGAACCCTCAACGACCCGCCGCGCCACATGCAGCTCATGGAGCTACCGGATTGTGATTTCGCCCGTGCCGCTGGCAGCCGCCTGGAACACATCGCTTAAGGAGAATGAGCATGAAGAACACACCACCAGCGCTTGAATGGGTACGCGAGATACCCGAGGGGCACCGCAACGAGTTCCCTGAAACCCCAGGACGTGACGAGATTAACGGCGAGTCCCTGCGCTGCATGCGTATCTATCTGGGGCTTTCGCAGATTGATTTGGCCGCGTGCCTGGGGGTGGGGCGTAGGTATGTGTCGCAGATGGAGCGCGGTGCGGTGGGGTTGTCGCAGCGTGTGCGTGACTGTGTGGCGTTTTTGGGGGCGGCTGTGCAGTGGGAGGCTGAGCGGGTTGTGGCGCGAGGTGGGATGACCGTCAAGCATGAGGGGTTTTATGGGGTGCCGTATGAGGATGGTGTGGTGTGGGTGCCTGCGAAGTGGGTGGCTCAAGTGGTTGGGCGGGTGTCGATGGGGCACCAGCGGTCGTTTGCTCTGGATGGGTAGGTGCGGGGGTGACACCCCACCCCCTACTAGACATATGTCGCGTAGTGGGTTATAGTAAAACCATAAGCAAAGAAGCCAACCGAAAGGCCAAGAACAATGACCACCTACACCAAAACCGGCGAAGTAGACACCACCAACCCCACCAGCCTTGAAAACAACCGCAAAGGATTCCAACTCCACACCAAAGCAATCGCCTACATCCTTCGCCGCCACGACGGCGAAATCAAAGGCATGACACCCCGCCAAATCCGCAAAGAACTCAACATCGAAGACTACATGGACGTCGCCCAGCAACGCCTCGACGCCGAATGGGAAACCGTCAAATCCGACCTACTCGCAGGCAAAACCCGCACAGAATACCTCACCATCGACATCGCCAATGCGGACGACGAGTACTACACCCCCAACTACGAAGACGTGAAACACCTCATCTAACAAACTCCCCGCCTCCGCCACCGTGCGGGGGCTTCCTGGAAGGACACAGTAATGCTCACACTCAAGGCTAAGCACAAGCTCAACCAAACAAAACGCTGCAAACTAGCCGAAGTGCTAGCACGGCACGCCGAAGGAGGACGCGGAGTCGTCGCTGGCATTCAGGACATTTGCCCCTGGTGGGTAGCAATCAGCGACGACGATGACGAAAATCGATTCACATTCGAGGTCGAAAACATTCACGGGCGCATGATCGCCCTGGACTTCGACATCTCTGAGAAACAGGCATTCATCACAGCCTCCATCAGTGCAGACCTCCAGGACATCGCATCGCAGACGATAACGAGTGCCATTGGCGTGCACTACAAATCGTGTATTGACTATAAAGACGACGGCGACGTGGACACTCATGTGTGGTCTGCCATGCGGAAACTGATTGATGCCATGTGCGGCAAGGACTTCCTGGACAACACGGCAGGGCCACGGTGGACCGCTGATGCCTAGATTCGATCTGAAAGACTTCCACCTTTTTGCTGAGGTGAATGGTGAACTCATGCCGGTGGGTGAGCTTGACCAGCCACCAGATTTCACCAATGAAGGGTGGGGCGTGGGCACCATCAGCGCCAAGCGTGAAACCCCCACACCCCGTGTTGTTGATGAACCAATCCCAGACGATATGAGCATCCCCGCACTGGTGTCTCCGACCCAGTTGGGGCGCTACATTTTCGTGGAGTCCCGCGCCGGGCAACGCCCCGCCGAGTCCTGGGCGTTCGGTGTGGCACTCCACCTAGGGTGGAAGCTGGAAAGAATGTACAGCGGGTATGCAGAATTCACAGTAACTCAATTCAACCCCAGGGCGTGCTCTGATATAGAAACCACTTTAAGCATTACAATGGCCCCGCACCGTTTCGACATCTATATCGATAACCCACACATGGGTGGATTAACCTACCATGACGGCATGTGGAAGCTTAGGAAAGAAGCTTTCCAGAAGGCTGTCGAGGCGCGGCGTGCGGGCAATACGGAGTTGGCGGAACAATTCGATAGGGAATTGGATTCAATATGCTTTGATTATAATTACAGGCATATTGATGAAATTCAGCGGATCATAAATAAAATGCTGACAAAAGCGAAACTGATGGAGAAATAATGGGAATAGCGGAAATAGCATTCATTTCACTAGCGTTTCTGCTAGTTACCTGGTCGTTTGCAATTGTCTTCCTGCCCGACGCGCTAGACACTCTGCTTGACTTCATCGACGAAACCGTACGCAAGATTTACAGGAAGGTACGCCGTGGCTGACATCAATGCTCCTGAGTGGTCGTTCGACCTGCCAGAAAACTACACTCCCAACTTCCCCACCATGACCGGCGAAACCACAGGCACCCAACTACGCCTGATCAGGGGAATGTTCTGCATGAGCCAACGCGACTTCGCGGAACTCCTCAACCTGAAAAGCGGCGACATCTACACGCTGGAAGTAGACAAGCGGGAAAACCCCGTGCCCACCACTATCCACAATGCGGTGCGGTTTCTGGCTGAGCAGCACGCCCACTGGGTAAACGCCATTGACGGCACCACCGTCAACATCCAATGGATCGGATACCGCAAACTCAGCGAAACCGTGTACGCCCCTGAACGCTGGTGGCACTCCCTCCTCGGCGTCGCCCTCACCCAAGGCAAAACCTTCACCCTCGACACCAGCAACTACTAACAACAAAAGAAGGCCCCCTCACCAAGCACAATGCCTGGCAAGGGGGCTTTCTCAGGGTTGAAAGGAAACCTCTCATATGGGGGCAAAACTAATCATATGTCCTCGCGGGCCTGCTTAGCAAGCTCCCGAATATCAGCCTGAATCACCTGCGGAATCACCGGCAAATCATCAGGCCGCTTACCCGGCCACTTCCTCAACGCCCACTCCTCACGAGCCGCAATATGCTTCACAGCGGTGCGATGACGCTGATTAATATCAGTAACCCTGGTAGTCAAATCAGTGATCTGAGTGTCCTGGTTAGTGATCTTCGTGTGCATGTCCGTCACCTGCTGGGCAAGCCGGTCATGCTGCGCGGTCACTGTGTTCAGGGTGGTTTCCATGACGTTCACGGTCTTGGTTAGATTATCCACAATCTGCTGTGACTCATCCAAGACTAAGCGTCTTTCCTCCACCTTCCCATCGGCGTGGCCTTTGCGGTGGGCTGTCCATGCGGCAAGAATCACACTCACGGCGGTGGCGATGCCACCAACCCAGCCGATCACCTCGCTGACGCTCACGGCCTCAGCCACCTGCGGTGGCGGCACTTGCGCCGCCAACCACCACATGACCTACCCCTGGTGAGAGTCAAACGGCGGAAGCGGTGCCTCCTGGGAAGCCGCATCAATCGCAGCAGCCTCGTTGGAAACGCGCTCCACAACCGACGGGGTGATGCTGCCCTTCATGGAAGCCTGGATGACGACACCGGCGGCACCTGCGATGACAGCCACAACGGCGGCAACCTCAGCGGGCAGCTGGCCAGCCATGAGGCCAACAACGCTCAGCACCTGCAGCACTGCCTGGGCAGCGGCGACCAGGGTGTTCTTGCGGCGCGCGAACCAGGGCTGCTCAGCAAGCAGATTAGTTGCGGCCTCTTCGATGATCTGCACGGACTTGGAATTCAGGTTGTGACGTGCCATTTTATTTTCCCTTCAAGATGATTTGGATTTGCTGTTGAATGTTGGCGATGTCGCGCCGGGCGGCGGCGACACCATCCACGAGGGTGAGATTTTCACCCTTCGAGTTCTGCCCCAGCTGTGGCCAGGGGGCAAGCTGACCAGCCACATACTCCATGAGTTCTGTGAGGTGGTCGAGCTTTCGGTTTGCTTCTTGCGCCGCGATCTTTGCGTCGTTCAAAGCCGCGACTTGTTCATGCCCAAATAGGGACACTGTGTTTCCTCCCTGCGGCACGGTGCCGCTGTAGAAAAGGGCCTGTAGTTGTTCTACAGACCCACGGAATGCGTTGATGTCTACCTCCCGGCCAGCGACAAGCCCGGATGACCCGTATTGCCAGATAGCTGGCAGCTGGTTTCCGAGCGGGTAGTTCCACTTGTCTGCCTGGTTGCCGGGGTATATTGCCCGTGGCGGGCCAGTCGGATTCTGGCCGTAGGCAGCGAGCCACACCGCGCCGAACTCGTGTGTGTCCGGTTCGCCACCAACTATGCGGCCCTCCCACCAGGGGATGTAGCTGTAGACACCGATGACACGGATGCCTGCTTCTTCAAACAGGCGTTTGCACTCGCGGATGTGGTCTGGGTGCAGGCCCGCGTCGGTTTCGCAGTCGAGCCACATTGGTAGACGGTGGTCGCCACCCATTACTTCAAGTGACGCATCGACCTGTTGTCGGATGCTCGTGCCCTCGCTGGGGTTGCGCAAATAGTGGTAGGCGGCCAGTACCATGCCTGCTTGACGCGCGTCATCTACGTGGCTACGGTAGCAGCGATCACGGTAGGTGCCGTCGGTGGTGCGGACTATACAGAAGTCGATGCCCTCGTTTTTCGCCTGCACCAGGCTCATACCGTCCTGGTGTTCGGAGACATCGACGCCGAATATGGTTTCCATTCTTCCCTCCTCTCGGGGTGCGGGGGTTTGCCCCGGCCACACTGCGCCGTTGAGCACGGTAGCTAGGGGGTCTAGCCGGTCGCCGCCGGGCTGTGACCACGTGTAGCGGTGGAACTCGTAGTGCAGGTGCGGGGCCACCCCGCCGTTGCTGTTGGGGTCTGGGTTGATTTGTCCGATTCGCTGGCCCTCACGCACAGGCTGTCCGGGCGAAACCTCGGGAATCACATGCCCATACACTGAGTAGCCGCCACCATTCTCGGAAGGGTGGTCAATGGTCACCCACTGCCCAAATCCGATAGCAGGGCCCGCGTACTGTATGGTGCCGTCTTTGGTGGCGAATATCGGATACCCGCCTGAGCCACCATCGTGTCCGAAGTCTGTTCCCCAGTGCATCCCGGCGTATTCGCCGCTGCGATACCCGAACGGGCTTGTGATGTAGAAGCCTTCTTCTACTGGCATTGTCGCCATGCAATCACTCCAATTCTTATTGAGCTAGGTAAGTCAAGGTGAATTCGTAGGTCATGTCGTTGCCGGTGATCCAGTCGGACCAGCAGTCCATCTGCCCGTTTCGGGAGAGCGATACCCACGCGTTTGTTGTGTTCTTGTCTTTTGACCAGGCGCATGCTGCCCGCACGTCGAATAGGGGTGTTGCCCATGATGGGGCGCGGGTGTTTTTGATCTGGTTGACTGTCACTGTGTTTGCGCTGGTTGAGACGCTGCACCATTGTCCACGCCGCGCCCACCTGAGACCGTTTTCGTTCTGGTCATAGGACACCAGAACCGGGTCAACGTAATGCTTTGGTGTTGCATGCGTTGGCTTGATAGGCCAAGCAACATTGACGTACCCTTCACCATCGGTTTTCATGACCCGGTTCGCATTCGCGGCCAGACCACTGGCATTGAAAACAGCATCAGAAATATCCGCTGACACATGCGTATGCGCCGTAGGCTGACGCGCATCAGACAACCGCGCATCCGACGTTGAAACCTTCCCGTTCAGCGCGTCCTGCAAACCACCAACATCAGCCAACCGGTGCGTATGCTGGGCATTCGCCTTCCCGTTCAGCTGCGTGATCGTCGCATAGATTCCCGCCGCCTCATCCTTGCCCAGCTTCGTGGACATCTGAGACACCAGCGCCGCCGCCTCAGTCGCCCCACTCTTCAGGTGTGCTTCAAGCTCTTTTAGAGTGTCGTAGTTCTGCGTCGCACCATCGATGATCTGATCCATGTGCTGCTTGGCGATGCGCACAAACTCTGCCTGCACTTCTGGTGCTAGGTGCCTGAGCAGAATCCCGGCGTTGGGTAGCTTCTCTACGACTACGCGGGAGGCTTCGGCGGCGCTGGTCGCTGCGGCGTCTTGGGATTTCTTCGCCGCGTCCTGGGAAGTCTTGGCGGCTTGTTCGCTGAACCGGGCGGCTTCGCGGTGCCCACCGGCCAGGGCTGCTGATTCACCAGCTGACTTCGACGACGCACGTGCGGAATCCTCCGATGACTTCGCCGCATCCTGAGACAGCTTAGCCGCGCGCTGCGACCCCGCCGCCGCTTCCTGCGACGACTTTGCCGCATCCTGCGATGCTTTGGCGGCGCGCTGCGACTCAGCTGCTGCCAGCTCGGACTGCTTCGCCGCGTCCTGCGAAGCCTTCGCGGCGTCGCGGGAACGCCCCGCGTCCGCCCGATCATCACCAGTTTCACGCCGAAGCGTGCGGGACTCCACCAGCATGTCCCTGATCTCCGCACTCACGCGGTAAATCTCAGCCTCATGCACCTCCCCCACCGTCTGCCCCGCAAGCAACGCGGACTCCAGGGATGTATCATCGCCGATGCTGAGTGCCATTGCCTCAGTATGGGAGGTTTCAAAGCCGCGGCGGTTTGACTGGTGGACAAGGACTAGGGTTGCTGGCCCTGGTTCGGCGTCGAACTCTATACGCCCGTCTGTGGTGGGGGTGATTCGGACGGGTTCGGAGGTGATGATGCCGCCTTGCCCAGGTCGGGGTTTGTTGGCTCTCACCCAGATTTCCCGCACCGTCGATGGGGTTTTAGTCACTGTGATTAATTTGCCGCTTATTCTAGGCACCGTGATCAAGCCTCCCCATTGTCTTTCCGAACCTTATACATCGCCAGGGCGTTCTGTACAGACCTTGTGATACCCAGCTTGTCGTTGAACTCCCAGTTCCGAGGCAAACCACGCGACACCGGATACCAGCGAACGATCGCAGGGTGAGCAGCGTAGGTTATGTAAACTGCTACTTCGCCCTCCCAGTCGCCCTTAGCGATCCACCGGGTAACAGCACCCTGCGTATTATCCAACGTCAAATATTCGTCGGTCTCATTCTGACCACGGTCGCAGAACAACATCTGCGTAGCATTCTGATGAACCAGACGGATTAGCTTCGTGTTCTGCTCAATCAGCATCCGGTTCATCCTGGCCAACGCCTGGGCGTTCTCAGCGGTTGCCTGTACCGCGCGGATCGCCTCACTCTGAGCGTTGTTGGAAATCTCCAGCGCCTCAAGCGCCTGCGTGTTCGCAGCGATAGCAACCTTCCTGCCCTCCACAGAGTTCAGGTCAGCGTCCTTCGCGGTCTTGATCGCCTGCTCCACTTTTGTCAGTGACCGTGCGGAATCCTCCTTAGCCCGCGTCGCCGTGGACACCGCGTGTGAAGACTCGCGGGACACCTTGCTCGCGTTCTTCTGGTTCTTTCGGCGTTCGGTGGCCAGCGCGGACATGATCGACCTGTTCTTCTGATCCAGGGCATCATGATCGGCAATGAGGCCGCCACCGACGTGGACTTTCCACCCCAGGTGGTGGGCACGGCTGGTGGTCATTTCGATGCTGGAGACGGGCATGCCGATCCGTTTACCCCACAGGCGCACATCTACGACGTCGCCTTCATTGAAATCCAGGCCAGGCACATACAGGCCAAGTCCGGCGTTGGTGATGTCACGCTCAAAGAACACGTCACCACCAGCACGTGAGTAGGCTTTTTTAAGGTTCTCCTCCACGTTTGACCGGCCCTTAAGCAGCCCGTCCGTGGCGTCCACCGTCGCATCCGCCCTCACGCACGCAAAGTCACTCCTGCCCCGGCGGGGTTGTTCGGGGACGTGAAAGTACCCATCGGTGATGCGTTCGTCGCGCTGCCCCTGCTGGTCACCGTCGGGAAGTTTCACATCCCACGCCCCATACACGAAGCGGACGTAAGCGCGGCCAATGGTCATTTCGCCACCATCAGCCACCAGCTGCACACGCCCCATCACTACACCGCCGTTCTTTGCTTCACACCCAGCACATAACAAGGCTGAGCAAGGTCAGGGTGCCCAACCGGGGTAATATCCCCAGGCCACCACAAATGACAACTGAGTAAAACGCCGGCGTTTTTCGCGGCATCCTTCACCGTGTCCAGCAGCGAACCATCCTCCGGGCGGATCAGCACATGCGGAGACTCGCGATCCCTTAGGGGCTCCAGGTCCACCACCACCGGCTCATCCGTGATCCCAGTGACCCGCCAAAACGCGGCCAGGGAATCAACAACCAGCTTGCGGATCGTGGACTCAGCAGGCCCCGACACCGTAAACCCATCAGCCACCGCCGCTAGCTTGATCTCCGCCATTTGATACGGCTTTGACCATTTCTGCGCCCAATCCCTATCGATCATCTTCCGTGTCGCCGTCCAGTAGGACGGGGCAGATGGGCAGGGTATTGATTCCCACACGTCCATCTCATCTACGCCGTGCACCTCAATTGTGGTGGGCATTTCCTGCCCCCTGGCTATGGCGTGGGTGATGCGGATGCAGCGGCGTCGAAACCCGTTGCGCTCAATGATGATGAACCGGTTCTTCTGGAACGCCACCAGTAGGCGGCCTTCACTGTCGGTGTCGGTGAGGTTTTCCGCGATCAGCTCATCCACAATCGGGGAGATGTGGCCCCCGTTTACGCGGGTGCTGATGATGATTTTCGCGGAGGCTTTCGCGTTCGACGCCGCCGGGCATGTCATCTCGATCACGGGGGGTAGGTCCATGATGGGTTCCCAGTTTTCATCGGCTAGGCCGATCCACTGGCCGGTGTCGTGTTTGACTTGTTCGCGGTGTTTGCGGTGGTTTTCCCAATCGAAAGTCAAGCCATTCTCCTTTACTTCCAGGGGTCAAAGACACCAATATTCCACAGCAATTCCGCCCCGTCTGGAATGGTGTAGGTGCGGGACTGTCCTACCGGAATGCCCTCCGGCATCACAGTGGGGTGCAGCTGGCGCCACAGGGCACGATCAAGCACCCCCTTCTCATCCACCACGGCGCAGGAATCCGCGTTGTCCAGGGACACTATGCGTGACTCCTGCGCAGTGGGGAGGGTGAAGGATGCGCCGGACGGCAAAGTAACTTTTCCTCCAGCGCCCTTCCACCTAATGCGCGGGTATACGGGTACGTCACCGGGGTTTGTCACTGTGACAGTCCCGGTTCCGGTTAGTGGGTTCATCCACCACACACCAGAATCCGCTATGACACTGAATTGCAGGTCGTAGCCGTCAACCTCCCGCAAATCCACAGGAAGCGGCGGCATTGACTTAGCTAGCCGCACCTGCGTAAACACCCCACCCAAAGTGTGGGACACAGCCCTCAGGGTGCCGGGCTGAGTACGAGACCACGACGACCTGAAATTAGCTGAAACCTCATCCAGACTGTCGCCCTCAAACTCCATCACCCAACACCCCAAAGTCCCGGTCATAGCCTTGACATTCAAGCCGTCAAACTGCTGACCAGGCGCACCAGTAGGGGACGTGGACACATCCTCCGAATCACCACACAGGTCATCCAAAGAATTCTCCTTGATGAACACCCCCCGGTGACCCGCAGCCAAAGGCCACACATCACCAAAAGGCGACTCATACACAATATCCACAACCCCTCCTACCTATGCGCATCGGCGAAATCAGCACCCGGAACCGAAGTCCCCTCAAGCTCAGCAAGCTTGATATTGATACTGTCCTCCAAACCATTGACCTTATCAATCAGCGCCTTCACCTCATCAGTAGACCAAGCCGTCTTACCAGCAGGCATATTGATCGTCACATTCAGACCCTTGTTGCCAGCAGCACCCGACCTACGCGAGCGCTCCTCCACAACCTTGTCAACACCAGCCAGCAGATCACGTAGGTAATCCTCCTGCTTAGTGTCATGCTCCAGGGCCTTATCCTGCTTCGACTTAATGTCCTCAGCCAAGGCGTTCAACGCCAGGGCCTCAGCCTTCGTCGAGGCTTTCGCGATCTCCTGCTGCAGCTTCGCGAACTCCTGCGCCTGCTGCAGAGCCTGAGTCTTCCGCAACGACTCCAGATTCAGGGCGGATTTCTCCAGCTCAATCTGCGCCTTACGGGCCTCAAACTCCTTCTGCAACAGGTCGGTTTTGTTCGCGTGGCCTTCAGCCAGCTTGTCAGCCTGGGCTTTCTTCCACTCCGTGAAGCTCCCCCACGTGGCGTTATTCCACTGCTCGGAAAGCTTCGCCGTCGCAGAAGCCAACTCCGGGCCACCACCCTGGACCGCACCAACAGCACCCGCCGCAGTGATCGCGGCGGACCCGCCGACGCCCAACAGCATCGCGAGTTTGCCTTTCCAGTCCATGGCTTTCCAGGCGTCGCCGATCTCCTTCTTATTGAGGAAGATGTCACGCACACCTGCGATGCCCTCAGTCAGGCCACCCAACGCGGTGGCACCTGCCAGGACGGCACCGGGGATGTTGCCGGTCGCAAGCGACGCGGCCACACCCACACCACCACCGACGAGTTTCAGGATGCCGCCAAGCAAACCACCGATACCGGCGATACCACGCTTAGCGCCACTGGCCTGAGACTCAGTGAGACCGTAGAAGGATTTAGCCTGGTCAGTGAGCTTAGCCACCGACAATTGCAACATCTGCGCCGTGTAGGCGTGCTGCAGTGCAGCTTCCTGCGCGGCCAGGGCGGCCTGCGCCTGGTTCAGCGCGGCCTTCTCCTGGTCGAGAGCAGCCTTCGCGCGGGTTTCAGCCACGTTCCATTCCGCCGCTGCGATGTCACTGGTGCGCTTAAGCACCGACTCGGACATGCGCTCGATGGAGAAAACCCCAGTCTCACGGAACCGGTCCATCGCCCTACCCAGGGCGTTGACCCCGGTCTCACCGGCGAGGGCCTGCTTTGCCCGCTCCTCAGCGAGCTTGCCCTCAGCCTTCGCCACATCCACAGTTCCCTGCAAGCGGGTGCGGGACATCTCCCACTCCGCGTTGCGGGCCTCGAACTGGGCCTTGAACATGGCCAGCGTGTCCGTGGCCAGGCTCAACCTCAGCTTCTGCGTCTCAGTCCTTGTTTTCTCCACGGCCTGCTGAATATCAGCAATCGTCGAGAAGAACTTCGACATCGACGCAGCCGCCAGCTGCAACCCCTCAATCGTGTGGGTGACGATCCCACCCACAGCCTCGATGCGGGCCTTAATGACCTTTGCCTCTGCGTCCGCGATTTTCTGGGCCTGTGTGGCCCCCTTCTCGCGGGCATCGGCTAGTTTGTCTTCGGCCTGCTCCACCTTGTTCAGGGCGTTCTTGACGTTCTTGGCGTTCTTGTTCTCGGATTTCTCCAAGGCCGCCGCGTTGTCTTCACGCACCCTAGCCAGGCGTTTCTCAGCTGAGGCGATCTTACTTGGGTTCCCGGACTGGCGGGCCGCTGCGAGGGCTTCCTCTGCGTCTTGCAGTTTCCTGCGTTGCGCGGTGGATAGGCCGCCGCCTTCTTTCTCGGCTTTGGCTAGTTCCTCGCGGGCATCAGCTAGCTTCTTCTCCAGGTCCACAGTGGACTCGGAGTTTTCCGTAGCCTGCTTGCGGGCCTCCTTCAAGGCGTTCTCGGCATCAACCACTTCTTTGGTGGTGTCCACCATGCCTGCCCCGAGGGTGAGTCCGGCGCGGAGGTCGCCTCCGATCATGCGGTTTGCGACATCGACGGAGTGCATGATGTTGTCGTTGACTCTGGCGATTTCCGCGTTGACTTGGGCGATGCCGGTGTTGATCGCGTCGATAGCTGGGCTGACTGGCGCCAGCCCGATGCTGGTTGCGAGTTTGTCTAGCACGGGTATGAGGTTGCCCATTTGTCCGACGAGCTGCCCGATGTTGTCCCACTGTGGTGCGGTGAGGACGGGTTCGGGACGGCCGGACAGATTCAGGCCCATGCCACCATGCGGGATGAAACCACCCTGGTCATACAGGTGGAACCTGCCAAAATCAGGGAGGAAACCACCCGTGGCATAGCCACCTGCACGGTTATAGCCAGCAGGCAATGAACCATACGTGCGCAGGGTGTAGTTGATGGATGCACGGATGTTGGACTCTGGATCCCAGATGTCGTCGTATCCGGGATCCTTGTTCGCCTGGAATGTGGTGTCAATGGTCTGCATCAATCCCTTCGACGGGGTGCCCTTGGCTGCGTTGGAGTCCCAGAGATTGATAGCACGAGGATTGCCGCCAGATTCCTGGTTCATGCGGCGCAAAGTCGTATCGGTCAAAGTCAAGGGTAGACCCTTGGCTTTCAGCACCTTCTCGACCAGCGGGCGCCACTGCTCCACGCCAGCCCCGACAGCACCTTGGTATGCGCCAGCATCAGAGCCGAAGGGGATTTTCGACGAGATGAACTCCCAGGCTTTATTAGCCATTGTTTCCAGGGCTTTGAGCGGTAGTTGCCCGACAATGCCAGGGAAATGTGGGATTGACTTCTTGATCGGTTCAATAACGTCATCCCATGCCTTCTTCACCTGGTCACCGATGAATCCAACCACACCGTCAAAGACACCAAGGATGCCGCCGCGGCCACCACCGCCAGCGAGTGGGTGCTCGGAAGCAACGTGGACGTGGTTGCGATGCTCCGCGTTGGTTCCTGCCGGGTAATTCAATGGGCGCCCGTGCTTTATGTTTTGCCACCCGCGCAACGGATAGTGGATCAGCTCAGCTAACTCCACAGCGTAATTGTCGAAGAAGTACTTCGCTGCAGCCTGCATCCCAGGAGTGGTGTCGAATCCATCAGAGAAGTCCACTGCCATACCACGCCCGTGATAGCCAGAGTCGCCAGCACGATACGTGGATGTGATGGTCATACCTGGGAATTTTTCCCGCACAATATTGGTGATCGATCCGATCACGCCGCCACCTGCAAAGGCTGCATCATGGTGGTGACCGTGCCCGCCGGAACCTACTCCGAGGTAACGTTTCACTCCAGTCGTGCCGCCCATGCGAGCAGCAGCATTGATGCCGTCAACCCAGTCTGAGCCGAGGACACGGCCAGCCTCTGGGCGGAGAACAGGTTCACCACCGGATAGGCCCAGCGTCATTCCTGTTCGTGGTTCAACGAACGTGTAGACATCGCGGCCAGGGGTGTAGCCTGGCAGGATACCGCCGGTGGCGAATCCTGCCTTGTGTTCTGGCAGTTCGTCCAATCCGACCAGTTTTGAGACAGCGTTCCATGCCTTGCGAATGCCGTTGTTGTAAACAGTGTCAACAACGAATCGGACAGGCGCAGCTGTCTTTTCCTTGAGGCGGTCCCAGATTTTGCCGATGTTTTCCACGGTGTCGTGGAACCAGCCGCGCAGACGGTCAAGACCGCCACGCAACCCATCAAACACAGGGTGAACAACGTTATCGGCAACCCATTTAATGGCGTTGCCCATCTCATTCCACTTGTCGCCCATCCATGTGAGGATCGGCAAAGTGACGTTGCTCCACAACCAGTTCAAGGCACCGGCCACAGCATCCCACGTAGGCTTCACAACGTTGTCGTAAACCCACCGGATGATGATGCCCCAGCCGTTCCACGCGTCCTTCATGAACCCAACAATGGGGTTGAACACGTTGTTCCACAGCCAGTTAATACTTGCTGCTACCGCATCCCACGTGGGTTTGATGATCGTGTCATACGCCCACCGGATGAGGTTGGACATCTCTGTCCACTTACTGTGAATCCAGTTGAATACGACATTCAACACCGCGCCCCACAGCCAGTTAGCACCAGCCGCCAACGCATCCCACGCAGGCTTAATAACCGTGTCCCAACCAACGCGGACCACAGCAGCCATGGCATTCCACGCGCCACCAATCCAGTTAAAGATCGGCAACAGAACAGCATTCCACAGGACGTTGATGCCCGCGTTCATGGCATCCCACGTCGGGCGAATCAGGTTATCCCACGCCCACTGAATACCACTGGAAAGCAGATTCCAGGCAATCAGCAACGGCGCCAACACGAGCGTGCCGATGGTCGCCAACGTGACACGAGCGAAATAGTCCATCGCGGACCACGCAGGCAGAATGATGTTGTCCCACGCCCACTGAATGCCCGTGGCCATGGCGTTCCACGCCACACCCAAAAAGCCGATACCGGCGTTAATGGCATCACCCAGGCGAGTGCCAACCCACTCGACCACAAGGCCAAGAATGTTAACCAAAGGGATGAACCCGTTGGTCACAATCCATGACAACACATTGGTTGCCTGCTGTAGCACCCAGGCCAGGCCCTCGAATACCTTCACCGCCGCGATGACCGCGACGACAATGGTGCCGCCGATGACGAAACCCAGTGCCTTAAGCACAGGCATCAGGACAGGCTCCAGAAGATTCCACAGGCCCTGCAGCAAATTCCACAGGCCCTGCAAAGAATTCCACACCGCCCCGCCGAGACTTACCGACAAGTCCACCAGAGTAAAGGTCAGAGTCTTGACAGTCTCCCACAATGACGACAACGCACCAGACAGGGAGTCCACGACAATGCCGCGCACCCACTCCATCGCACGCCCCATAGCATCGAACGCATCAACGATACCCTGCGCAGCCTCATTACCAAACAAGGCCGCCAAACCACCATAGCCTGCATCATCACCCTGGAACGCCGCCGTGAGTTCACCCCACGCGACCTTGATGTTCTGGAACGCCACACCCAGACGGTCAGCGAAATCAACAACCCGCTGCGCCGTCTCCGACCCGAACAGGGATTCAAGGGCACCATAGCCCGCGTCCCCGCCCTGGAAAGCAGTGAAGACCTCACCGAAAGCATCCTTAAGGGTGCCGAACAGCTGCTTGACACGGTCCAGGGTTTCACCGAGGAAACCAACAAAGTTCCCCCAGATTTCCCTACCCGTCTCAGTCTTCGTGAAAAACAGGGTCAGGGCACCAACAACCGCGGCGATGCCAGCGACAATCCAGGTGATAGGGCTGGCCCACAGGGCAGCGTTGAACAGCCACTGCGTCGCCGTCGCCACCTTCTGAACGATGGTTAATTCACGGAAAAACGCCAACAACCCACCAGCAGCAGTAATCGACTGCTGCAAGTTGAATGCAATCATCCCAGCCGTCAGCGCACCGATCGTCACAACAAGACCATCAACAACGATCTTGTTCTGCTCGATCCAGGTTTTCATGCTGGTGAACGCCCCCACCACAGCGGGAATACGGTCACCAATCCACTGAATACCCTGCGCCAAACGATCAGCCCACGCTGTTAGCGTGGGTTCCGCCAGCTCATAGAGCCTTAGCTTGAAGTCATCGGCGGCGTTGCCGATGCGGTCCATCGCCCCGTTAAGACCTGCGAGTTTCGCCCCGGCGGTTTCACCAGCGGAGCCTTGCCGGTCGAGGGAGGCGCGCATCTGGTCGAACGCCTCCGCGCCACCATGCGCCGCGACCGTCGCAAAGCTCACGGCTTCACGCCCGAACGCGGTTGCAGCAGCTGCGGTAAACGCCGATTCGCCCATGCGGTCCTGCGCGGCCGCCAGCTGGTCGCTGATCGCGCGCAGCCCCACGAATTTACCCTCAGCATCAAAAGCCTTGATGCCCATCTGGTCGAGGGCCTTAGCCCCCTCCTTCGACGGCGACGTCAAAGACAACAGGGCCGACCGCATAGCGGTACCAGCCTCAGAACCCTTGATGCCCTGGTTCGCGAAAATCCCCAGCATAGCCGAGGTATCCTCAAGACCAATCCCCAAAGTCGAAGCCGTCGGGGCCGCATACTTCAATGACTCCGCAAGCTCAGCCACACCCGTGGCGGAGTTGTTCGCAGCGTTCGTCAACACATCCGCCACCCTGGCTGCGTCGCCAGCGGCAAGGTGGAAACTATTCAGCGCCGCGACCTGAATATCAGCCGCCTGCCCCGCATCAATCTGCGCGGCACCCGCCAATTGGATCGACCCCTTAGCCGCATCCATTGCCTGGTCAACCGACAAACCACCCTTAGCCAACGCCAGCATCGCATCAGTCGCAGACGCGGCACTAGTGCCAGCAAGGGTTTCATCATTACCCAGGTCCTTAGCGCGCTGAGATACACGCGACATAACGTCCCCAGTCGAGCCGGTGACTGCCTGCAGCTCACCCATGACCTGCGACAACTCACGGCCCTTACTGATCGCATCCCCAAAGAACGCGCCACCACCAGCAATGCCCACACCAGCGGCCATGACACCCGCAAACTTAGTGACCGTACCAAGGGTGCCAGCAATAGCCTTACCAAACCCCCCGGCCTTAACCGACGCCCCATCCAGGGAATTACCCCACGTCAACGACGATTTAGCAGCCGCGCTCTGCGCATCATCCATCCGCTTAGTCGCGGCGATGACATTCTCCGAAGCCTCCTGCGCCTTCGTCTTACGGTACGCAAGACTTTCTTCGGACTTCCCTAAAGCCTCATTCGCCAGGCGCGACTTCTCCCGCGCCTTCGACACATTAAGCTCAGCAGACGACACATTAGCGTCCACCTTCTCCCGCACAGCCTGCAGCTTCTTCTCCGCCGCCTCCAGCTGCTCCACACTAGCCTTACCGCTATCACGGAGTTTAGCCAGGTCAGCCTCAGCCTTAGCCACCTGCGCGTCACCAGCAGACCGCACGGACTGCAGTTTCTTCTCCGCAATCTCGATAGCCTCAGTGGCCTGCTTGGTCTTTTCCTTCTGTGCGAGTAGGGCTTTCTCAGCGTCGATGACCTCGCGGGCGGCGTATTCCTCACGCTTGCGGGCCTTGACCACCGCATCAGCGGCGGCGTTAGCCCCATCAGTGAGGTTCTTCTCCATGATGGAAGCAGCCTGCTTAGACGCAGAATCCAGGGGGCCTTTGAGGGCGGAGTTAATCGCGGACTGCACACCCCGCAATGATGGGGTAATCGGCAACGAAGCGTACCCGACCGCGACCATGTCCTACCTGCCTCTCTGCTTGAGAATCCTCTTCCGCATTCGTGATGCTTCCAAGACTTTTCGCCGGCGTTTTTCCTGCGCCGCCTCTTTCAACCTGCGCTCCCTTAGATCCTTGAAAGGATGCGGTTCACCAGAGAACGCATGGAAAACATCCATCAAAAGCCGCTGGTCAGTGGTGTAGTAGTCCATGTCGATGCGGGCCGCGCCGAAGCGCGACCCCATCAACGGCAAATCATCCACGATCAGCAGCAGACGCCGAAGCGTCAATTTCGACTCCCCGCCACCAGGCCGATAGCGGTCACGGTAGTCGATCCCCCGATCCATGAGGTCAAGCTCTACAGCCTCCTCATGCTTCTTGATCAGGGGCAGTAGCTTTAGCCTTCCCCCAGGCCAGCCTCCTCTTGCCATGCCTCCATGAACTTGTTGAGGCTACGGATGGTGACCCCGTTGGCTTTCAGAACGGCGCGGTTCCGGTCGCCGATCAGGGCAAGAAATGCCTTGACGTTTTTACCTTCGTCGAAGTATTCGGACACCTCAAAGGAAGCGTCGAGAAGATCGACGGGGATGTCTTTCAGGGTGACATCCTTGTTTTCGACCTTGCCGTCCACACCTCGGACGGGCACGTTCACTGTCACATCAATGGTTTCGATGCCCAGGGCCTCGTTCTCGACGGGGCTTACATTTTTTTCGGTGGCCATGGCGGACCCCTTTCAATTGAGTTGTTTGGATTGAAGAATGCATTTGGCGGACCATTCGGGGTGGCCCTGCGCCGGTCCGCCAAAAATGCGCAGGGCCATGATGTTTACTGTTGCGGCTGACCAGGCGTAGCAGCGGCTGGAACAGCGGCTGCTGGTGTCTGGTCGTCCAGGAATTCCTGAACCTTATCCGTAGCCACGGTGTTGTTCACCGGGACGCGGGAGAAGTCGGACTTCGAGACGGCATTGCCGGTGATGTCGTTGAAACCGAAGTTATTGCCCACGATCTTCACGAAGTACGCGGGGAGCTTCGGGCGACCAATGTAGGTGTTGCCGCTAATGACGCAGCGACGGGGCTTCGCCAACCGCACAATCGCGTATTCAACCGGTTTCGCGGCGTCACGGGTTTCGTTCTGCAACGCAACATCCATGAAGGTGTTGTTCGTGACAGTGGAACCTACGGTGGCCTCAAAGTCAGCATCATCAGCACCCAAGGACACACCGAAGTTCCAGGCACTGTAAACGATGTTGTTATCGAACTTACAGCGTGGACCAGACAGCGACGTGCCGTTGTCGAAGGACCACAAGTGATTACCACGCACAATAATGTCGCTGCATCCCTTAGTGAACCCAATCGGCTCGAACCCAGTCGTGCCCTCAGCCATGCGGATAAAGCTCGACTCAATGGTGATGTTCGACGGGCCCTTTTTCAGGTCCACATCATCCACACCACCGACACCCATACCGCCCTTGATGTTGCGGAAATCCAGGTTACGGATCGACGCATTACCAGCATTACCAACCAGGCGAATACCGTGATCGGTGGTGCGGTCAGACAGTCCGATACCGTCCATCTGAATATCATCAAACACACCACCGGTGGAATCAGCATCAGCCTTCTTACCCAGGGACTGCAGCAGGATACCGGCGCCGCCGGAGTTCAGGATACGCAGCCCATCAAAAGTGATGAACGGGGCGTTTGACAGCTGAATGCCGTGGCGGATCGTGTCGCCCTTTTGCCAGCCCATGTCCAGGGTGAAGCCGTGGAACGTGGCCCGGGTGAGCTTACCGCCGGATGTTGCGAGGAATGGGACGTTCGTAGCCGTCTTATCAAACGCCAGTTTCGTGACGTCACGGCCAGCGCCCTCAAGACGCTTACCAGCAAGCTTGTCCACATTCACATGCTTGATTTGGAACTCACCGGAGGGAATCTTGATGACCTTCACCTGTGGATCATTGATCGCGGCCTGCAGGTTAGCGGTAATGTCACCGCCGGTGACCTCACCAAACCGACTGTCAGTCACATACGCGGCACCCGCATCACTGACCAGGGTCACCTGCGGCACAGGCGCAGCAGGTGCAGTGTCCTGTTGACGACGGCACCAACGCCACTGAGGCACACGGTACTGCTCACCTGGTACGGAATCCCAGGGGTTGTTGTTCTCGTTCTCGCTGCCCTCGACCCCGCTAAAGGTGTCGTCGGTGGCGTAGAAGAAAGCAACGTTGCTCTTTTCGGCCTTCTCCAGCACCTGGCGTAGCTGGTCTGTGGATTCCAGATTGTGGATAGCATGGACGAAACGCAGCGGGGATTCCGCGCGGTAGTGGTCCGGGGTGACCGGGGCATCAGTGTCATTCAGGTACTGGGTGGCTTTCTTCTCAAACGACATGAGAATATCGGCGCATTCCAGCATCTCCGGCTTCGTGTTGGTGCCGGGGTTGCCCACGACCAGGAAGCCCTTGCCGAACTCGGCCTTGATGTCCTGGTACAGCTTCTTGTACTGGGCAATCAGAGCGGCCTCAGCCTCGGACCAGCCGTTGATCATCTCATCGAGGAAGACACCCTCCAAGTGGTAGGATTCCTGGTATTTGCGGATTTCCGCCAAAACCTCATCAGTGGAGCGCGTGCCCTTGATGGTGCGCACATAGCCAACACCAGGCACGTTCTTCTTCTTAAGCTCCGTGGTCAGGTCGGTAAAGTCTGGCTCAACCTTATCGCCGAATCCGCTTCGTGGGTTGACGATGACAAAACCGATGATGTCCAGGTTGCCGAAGATGTAATCCCACTTGGAACCAGGCTGGCGCTGATCAGCCCACCAGTAAGTGACGGGGCACCAGTAACGCTTACCCGGATTGAACCACCGGAACGGGGACAGCTCGGACTCCTGCGCAGCAGGCACAGGGTGTTCTGTCATGTACTGGGTGACAGCCTTACTGATCTCAGCCTCACCCAACGGCTGGGCGGCGGGGAGTTTCGCCACAGCTGCCTGCAGCTTCTCGTCAATCAGACGATCAACATCAGTGGCTTCCGGCTTCTCACCTGGTGGAAGCGCCGCCAACTCGTCCTTGATCAGGCGTTTCAGGGTTTCCTGATCAACTCCGGGGTTCGCTTCCGTGATCCGCTGAATAGCGGTATTAATTTTTGTTTCCGACTGGGAAAGACGCTGGTCGATTTCCGTCATCGTCGTAGTCATGTCATCCACACTGGCTGACAGGACTTTAAGCTTCTTCTCTGTGCGGTTCAGATTCTCTGCACTCACGGGGGTCCTCGGATCTCCGTCTCGATATTCCATGTTTTCTCCTTGTTTGGTGGCGGACCAAACAACCCCCACCCGCATGATTCAGGGGTGGGGGTCAGGCAAGGGGGGATAACCCCTCAATTAGGCGGCGTCGGTAACCGTGATGGTGTTAGACGCAGCACCGGTCAGACCGGAACCATCAGCCGTGACAGCCAAAGCACTAGCCGCCGTGAACTCAATGGTGAAATCGCTAGCACCGGAGCGCTGAACAATCACATCATCAAGACCAGACACGGCCTGCAGCTTGCTGCGGAGCGTAGTCGGGGTGACATTGAACGCCAGGTCACGGATGGTTTCAGAACCAACCGTCAGAGCCCATGTACCACCGGTGGCGTCGTCGGGAAGGTCGATCTTCTTCTTCACCTCAACCGTGGCCGCCGCCGGGGGCTGCGGGGTCGCGGGCTGACCACCAGGACCAGGTGTCACCGGAGCCGGATTAGCCGGACCAGGGTTCGGCGCTGGCGGCTGGGCCGGATTACCACCAGGGGCCGGGTTAGCGGGCTGACCACCAGGCGCAGGCTGCGCAGTAGCAGAATACTGATCAGCCTTCGCCACACCAGCATCCACGAAACGAATCTGACGCGGATCCACAACCTTCTCCAATCCATCACGCTTCACAAGATATTCGTCGAAGACGAACTTGTCTTTATCCGACTGGAAGTCAAAATCGACTTTCTTACCCGTCGGGTCTTCGGACACGTTGAGGTTTTCCATCGTGGCGATAGCCTTCACGCGGGTAGCGCGGATCAGGAAATCACCGTTCTGCTTCTCCTCAACAAACGCCACATGGCAGCGCGCCGGAGTACTGGAGTGGCGGCGAATCTTCACGTCACCGTCCATGAAGGTTTCCGGCCATGCGATCTTCTCCAGAGTCTCGTTGAACTCCAGAGACTCACACGAACCAGTCAGCTCACCGGCCTTGGTAGTCACAGCGACCACACCAAAGCCAATGCCCTTGATCTTGTTCTTATCGATGGTGCGGTTCAGCTCCATCTCCGTACCGTCATTCAGCACGCCGATGGAATCCCACTCGGCGGGGAACACACCATCCTTGCCGATCTTCGGATCATCGGCAAAGCTAGCAAACACCTGCATGTCAGTCAGGGGCAGGATGTTATCAGGATTACGTACCACTTTGGGCATCTAAATCACCTTTCTATTAGAAACCACCGTGTAGGTGGCGGATGCATACCAACCCCCGATACGGGAGTCAGGGCCTGCGATAATCCCCGTCGCAGGACGAATCGCTATGTTGAACCTCTGAGGCGAGGGCGTAGTCAAGAAAGCATCAACCAAAGTGATCAACTTCCTAGCCGCGGGGCCGTCCTTAGCCTGAACACGGATCCGCACGATTTCCTTGGTGAAGCCCCGGCTCGTGCGGGACACACCATCAGACTCGACGACAATCACAGCAGGCTTACCCCGATGCCACCGGTCGGGCATATGCGCGACAATCATCTTCGGATCATCAGCGTTCTTACGCAGCAGGTCACGCACCATCTGCGCGGCGTCCTGCTGCGCCCACAACCCCGTGGTGAAACTAGGTGGCGTGAGTGTCATAGTGGGTACCTCGTGATGTCCAGGCCAGCAGCAGCAGCAGCGCGGGTTAGGGTGCCGTGCTTAGCCTGCATCGCCACACCCTTCGGCTCCGCAATAGTCACCATCGCGAAAGGCCGGCCATTTTCACCAACCCCACTCTTAGTTAAAACCTCCACATTATCGGGGATGTTTTTCACCATCTCCTCGGCGGCGGCCTCCACCAGGGGCAGGGTGTTTTCCCGGATCCACTGTTCCAGGCCGGTTGTGGACAGTTGAATCTTTGCCACTAGGCTTCCTTCCTCTCCACTGTGATCGCGAGCTTGGGTTTATGGCGCGGATTGACGGGGCGGCGACCCACCGACCAGTCAAACGGGACGGCGACGACGGTGTATTCTTCTTCCCCGCGTTGCATCAGCCGCACTACATCCCCCTGCTCGACCCGCACCCCGGGCGGCATGTACACCGTCAGGCGGTTATGCACAGCCTCTGTGGAAGGCAACGCCTCCATGCCGGTGTCCGCCAGCCCGACGACTGCCTGCACGAAAATCCCACCAGGCAAAACATTAAAACCTGGTGGGATGTTACCTGGGGTCAAAACACGCGGATCCTCAATAAGGTTTCCGTCCGGGTCGTACGACTCGTGCCGGATAACCTGAATCCACTCCAATCCCCCACCCCCTCCGCATAGGCTCCTCAGGCCAAGACTGAGGATCAGGGAAACTACCCCTAGGACCACCAGACCCCAACCCAAGTTCTATCCGCCACTCATCCGTCAGCGTCACGCCACTATAGCCGGACACACCAACCTGGGCAAACGTAATCGAATCCGACTGGGGGCCAGTCGTAGACGTGAGAGTACGGACACCAGTGTTCCCGCCAACCATGATCGCCGCGGCAACCATCTCACGGATTACACGGATTGCACTGAAACGCAACCACGGCACCGAAACAAGCTCGGCATCAAAGTCACGGCCACGCTTCAAGAACTCATTGCGGATGTAATCTTCCGCGTCCTGCAGGAACAGTTCGAGCCGCTGGTGTTCCTCTGGGTCGAGCATGCGGGGCATGCGCGCGGCAACATCGCTAGCGGATACAAGCATCACGCCACCCCCTTTAGTGGTTTAGCTGTTGTTCTTGGCTTCGTAGTCTTCCACGGCCTTGATCAGTTGCGGCTTGGTCATGCCGCGTGAGTCGATTCCGCGTTCCTCGGCGGCCTGCTGCCAGTCTTCAATCTTCGCGGCCTTCTTAGGCAGACCGGATGTGGAACTGTCAGAATCGTCTGTTTCTGATTCCTCGGCGGTGGTTGTGTCGTCAGTGACAGAATCCGCCTGTGCGTCAGCACTTGGTTCATCTGTCACAGTGACCGTTTCGGTGCCGTCGGCAAGCTTCGCTCCACCAGACCGCACCAACCAGTCCGCAACATCCTGCACCGCACTGAACAGCTCACCCTTGACGCGCTTACGGAATCCACCCTCTTCGAGGGGTTCCTTCCAATCGTCAACCAGAAGCACTAGATCAGGCATTACACGATGCCTTTCAGGTGCACAACAGCCTTCGGGTTATCAACCGCGTACACGGTCTGACGCCAGAAGTCGGAACGCCACGTGCGACGCGGACCGCCCGCACCGGATTCGCCGCCCTCCTGATACAGGGGGGTTGCCGTCAGCGGATCAGCATTCGAGAAGAATCCAGCAGTTCCGCGCTCAAGCACATAAGCCTCACCGTTCGGCATCCAGCGGGAAGCCACGAAGTTCAGGCCACCAATCGCAAATTCAGTAGCACCAGTGTAAGCCGGGTTTTCATGGGCAATGTCACCCACAAAGAACTTCTGCACCTTCTCATGGTTACGCAGCAGCGTCAGCGTGGATCGTGACGCAACAATCACATCAGGGTTGTAGTTGAACTGCATACCCTCATCCGGCGCGTCATCCGGCTTAGCATCCTGAATCTTCATGATCGCATCAGTCAGATCATTCATGGGGTTAGAGTTCGCCGCATCCCACTTCGTGGAAACCTGCTGAGTAGGCACATTAGCCGCACGGAAAGCAGCCATAGCAGCACGAACATTGTTACGAATCATCGTGTTAGAAGCCGCATTAGTGGACAGCTGCACCAGATCAATACGGTTAGTCTTCCGCATCTGATACGAAATACGAATAGCCGTACCAGTCGTGGTAGCCACAGCCGTATGCACGCCACCAAGCTCCGGGGACGAAACCGGAATCTCACCGAACTCGGCGATCTCTTCCGCATCATCCTCAAGGAACATCGATGCTGGATCCTGCCACATCACAGAACCCTGGTTGTCGGGGCCTTGGCGGAACAGGTAATCCGCGAGCTGCGCCTCTGCAATCAGGTTGATGATGCGGGTGGGGATTTCCGTCGGATCAGCCATCATATGATCGACGGTGAGTGTCTGCCCAGAGCTAAAGCCACTGGTGATGAGGTTATTCATCCTTCATTGTCCTTTCATTCTCTAGGCTGGCACCGTGAGTGCCACAGTGACGAATTTTCCGACCGGCGGGCGCACGACAATGCCCACCTGCTTTGAACCAGTCGCGGCGACCTTACCGTCGTCAGCGGCTGATACCTTAGTGCCCAGCTTGAATGTGGAAGCCTCACCAGTGAATTCAAGCTTCACGACAGCCGGGGAAATGTGGACAGCCACAGTGCTCTCCGGCCCAATTGTGAGGTTGTTGGCACCGTTACGGGTGCCTTTCGGGATACCATCTGTCGCGGTAGCACCGAACACGTCATCAGTCGCGCCCGCATGCTCGACACCCTTCTCGCCCAGTTTCACTAGGCGACGCTTCGATACAGGCTTGACAACCTCGAAGCTGATGGGGCCGCGCTCGAATACAGCTCCTGCCATTGCTCTTTCTCCTTCTTTTGCCTATGCCAATGGGGACTGGAAAATCTGCGCCATTTGCTTCTCATAAGCAGAATCACGCACAGTGGTCGTGTGCTCCGGGGTGGTCTGGCCATGCCCGATCTCAGCCCGTGGAATCGACTTCGGCAACGCACTCAGCGTCTCCGTAGTCTTCTTTTCGTCCAGGGACAGGGCTTTCAGCCACCGATCCTTAGACGCAGCACTGATACGGCCCTCCGTGATCGCAGCCTGAACAAGCTGCTCATGCGACGCCTGCGCCTCTTTCTCACGCGCAGTGTCCGCATACGCGGCCTTCTCCTGCAGCTCACGGTACATTTCCGCATCCACCGTCACGGTCAAACCATCGTCCTCGGCTTGCTCCTTCTCGGCTAGCTGCTTCTCCAGCTCCTTGACACGGGCTTTGGCCTCATCGGCTTCTTTACGCGCGGCCTCCAGCTCCTCAGCCGTATTGTCCGGGACAGGCACGCCGCCCTCAGTCAGGGCCTCATCCAGAGCCGCCAAAAGTACCTTGTCGTCAACCTCACCTGGGACACCAACGCGGTGGGCGACCTCATTACGAAGATCCATGTGATCCCCTTTCATCTTGTCTAAAATTGCAGGTCGCCCTGCGTTTTTACGGTCCTTCATGCGGAAGGAATTCATCATGCGGAAACCCCCCACAGCCGCCAGCGCGTGGGAATCCTCACGCTCACTGGACTCGACACGATCAGCCAACCCGGCCTCCACAGCCTCATCAGCACTGAACCAGGATTCCTCCCGCATCGCATCCCGCCAAGCCACCACATCCCCACCGGCCTTGGCCTGGTAGATCGCCGCGAGGTTATCGGAAGCACGGTTCAGCTCCTCCGCGCAACGCAGCATGTCCTCCGCGTTGCCCATGCTCATGCCCCACGCATCGTGGATCATCAGCTGTGAATGCGGCATCATCACCACCTCATCACCAGCACCAACCGCAATGAACGATGCGGCCGATGCGGCCAGGCCCTCCACGACTGTGGTGACTCGCGCGGGGTGGGATTTCAAAATGTTCATGATCGCAATGCCGTCAAAAACGTCACCACCAGGTGAATTGATCTTGACTGCAATATGGTCAACGTCCAAGCCGCGGAGAGTATCCACCACATCCCCGGCTGTGTCGCCCCAAGCACCAATTTCGTCGAACAAGTAGACCTCGGCCTCACGAGGTGTCAGGTTCTTGATCTGCATCCCCACTAGAACCCCCTCCTTCCGAATTACTCTGGGTTAACGTCAGCCCTAGTTCTTGGGCTTGTTGTTCTTCCTCCGCGCGCTCCTGCAACGCCTCCAACAGCGGACGCTTCGGCGGCAACCCCCACCGGCGTCGAATATCCTCCTCCAACGCCTTATCCGGGATTATCGCCCCGCACTGAATCAGCAGGGCCAGGGCCTCCGCTGTGAGTTCCTTCTTCGACCCGATGGGGTCAAACTCGATCAGGGGGCACGTGCCCTCATACTCAGGAAACGCGACCTCCACCAAATCCTCAACAATGTGTTGGTTCGCGGTATCACGGATCCAATCAGCGGTGGTCTGCAATGACTGAATGAACAGGTCAGCCTGCGTTTCCGCCAGGGAGTATGATCCGCCTTTGCCTTCCAGGTTAAGGAAGTGAGCCAGCACGGCTTTTGCCATCATCGAATCGTGGTAGGTGATCGCCTCACGCGGCGATGCCAGCTGACCTGTTGTGCCCTTGATCTCCAGCTTCGCCCCAGCCGGGATTGATGCCCCGGAGGATTCACCAGACCTAAGTGAGGTTGCGATCTTCTCACCAGCGGCTAGGTCACCATCAGGGTCGTTGGAAATATCGCTACCGGTGTACACGGGAACGCCCATGCCGTTACGATCCAGGGCATTGTATTCCAGACGTATCAACCGGTCACGCAGCACCCAGTGCTTATACGCGGCCCTGAGTACTGATCGGCCCGTCCATGTCGTGTCCTTCGGCCTATAAACATAGGCCACCAGGCGATCCACCGGGATAACCGGCGGCTCCGTGTCCCCCTTCGCCGCGTACTGCTCGATGGACTCCAAACCCCCATCACGCGCAATGTTGATGCGTGACACAGACCCGGGGAGACGAACAGCCAGCTTCACCAGGTGCTCTTCCCCGTCAATCACCCCATAGACTTGCTCAAAGAACACGTGCCCGAACTGGAGTGACCACAGCACTTTCTCCAGGTGCTCCGACCAGGAAATACGCCCCCGCATCCTAGCCATAGGACGATGCGGATCATCCCCCAACAAAGGAAGGCGCAAATCATCAGCAACCCGGCGCGCAATCTCATCCGGCGCGCCATTAGGATTCACCCGCCACGTCACACGCTGAATCGGCAAACTAATCGCATTCAACACCGATGTGACCTGGGCATCTTCGCGCTCCATCTTCGCGAACACGTACACCGACTGCGGCCAGCGCAACTCCCAGTTGTCATCCTTGAGGGGGAAATTACTCGCGGTCAGGGCGTGCCCCACTTCACGCAGGCCAACTACCTCATCAGCCATTATCCACCTCCTCTGTTAGAACACCAGGGCATCTACCCTGCCAGTGGGCATACTATGCGCCTCAGGAACACCACTCGACACAGCGGCGGCTTTGCCAACAAAACGTTTCTTCGCAAGCATCTTCGGCTCGACGAAACCAGGATTCTCAAAATCCACCAGGCCCCACACCGCGAACGTTGCCGCCACGATAAGGGAAATATCCCCCTCGGCCCTGGTCAACGCACGCCCAATCTCCCTGATCGTGCGGGTTTTCGCTATACGCCACGCCTCAACCCAGCGCTCATCCCCATCATGCGAGATGCGCCCTTCCTCGAACATCCGCATGAACAGCTCAAACGCCGCTGAAACAGTCTTGGCCGTCATCGATGTCGCCTCAACCCCCTTGGCTTCCAGCGGGTGCACCAGCGTAGAAGCTGCACCAGCAGGATCAAGAAACACCCCGCACGGATCCGAAGCATCAACTGCACCACCGATGAACTCGGCGATTTCATCGCGGTCGAACTCAGTGATCGGCGCAGCCAGCAAATGCACGCGCCCACCGCACCGGATCGCGGAAACCGCTGATGCTGTCGCGGCACCGGGGGCAACATCCACTGCGATGCAGGATTCCCCGGACTGGTTCGGCTGTGGGTCGTAGGCTTTCTGCCACGCATCTAGGCCAATGACCGTGAACTCTTCTGCGAGCTCACCTGAGCGTGGGTACCAGTTGCCTTTGCCCAGCGACTCGACAAGGAACTGTTCGAGCAGTTCGTCCGAGTTTTTCGCGGCCATGGCATCAGCCTTGATGTCTGATAGCTGCGCGCCTGGCCCCTCGTCCACCAGGGATGGGTTGCACTTAGCCCAGGTTTCCTGAACAAAAGGATCATCGTTTTCAGCTGGGGACCATTCACGGAATAGCATGCCTTCGGCGCCGTCGATACCGGCCCAGCGTTTCGCCGAGAAAATCGCCCCGTGGGCATGTTCAAACCGGTTGACCGGCGAACTGATGTAGATTGTTTGGGCGCGCTCCTGCGCCCTGGTTAGTTTCGAGATAGCCGCATGAACCTCATTCGGCAAATCGAAACACTCGTCGAAAACCACCAGCTCACACGACAAGCCACGCCCCGTTTTCTTCGTGCGGGTGCGGAACTTGATTTTCGCGCCATTCGGAAAGTGAATGGCCTCCTTGCCGTTATTCTTCACCAGCGTGGGAATCTTCCCCACAAGCAAGGGGTCATCATCCCACCAGTGCAGCAAATCCTCGTTTCCCTCAATGACTTCCCATAGGCGGTCACGGGCGTCGATAGCTGTGTCCATGAAGTGCGCCGTGTGCAGCAAGTCCTTCTCACCGAACAGGAACACCCCCACCAGCTCCCTGGCCACCAGCACCTCGCCCTTACCGTTCTGGCGGGCAAGCACCACCACAGACTCACGGTGAGACCACACCCAGCTACGAGGCGTTGGGGTTGTGCGGCACAGGTCACGCAGCAAATCCTCCTGCCACGGAAACAACGTCATGCCAACCCAGCGGCAAAACTCCACCGCCTTGATGCCGCGCTCCACATCACCAACCGGGGTGGAAAACAAGCGGGGCTTCTGCACACCCAACAACACAAGAACCACCGCCCTTCATGTCTAGCCCACAGCCTTGAAAGCCGCCCTCCCGCGCGGCTTCTGCGCCTCCTGCTTCCCGGCACCGGGGTTAAACAGGTCTGGACGGTCCTTGATCCAACCCCGAATCTCCCGGCTGATCTTCTCCTGCGCTATCACAATCGGACTGACAATCTCCCCCTTCTCAGAGAAGCTAGTCATACCCTCCTGAGCGATGGTGCGGCGTGCCGCCTCAGCCTGAGCAATCAAATCAGCGAAATGCTGCACAAGCTCAAAATCACTCACAGACAGCGTGCGGCCCTCAGTAAGGCTTTCGACGATTTTAGACCTATCAGCCATGCGAGCCTCCTAACGGGGTTTTGGGGCCGGATTCCGGGGTTTTCACAACCGCTAACCCTAGGGAGAGAGAGGAGCAAAAAGGTCCGAGCCGTGGGGGGTCAGGGTAGCAACCCCGCTATGATTTGTGACGTGGGCCACATATGATGTTGGTCACGTCCATGCGAAGCGCAGCCCCCCTCCCCCCGGGGCCTCGACGTGAGCGGGCGGCGGGGTGTGTGTGAGCGCTGGGCGCTGGTGGTCGTTCTTCCCGTCTTGACGCTGACTGTTGCATGTGAAGTGCAGCAGGCGTTCCGCGAGGCGTCCGCCTTGCACGCGAGGTTGGATGTGGTCTGCGGCTAGGGGTTTGTTGTCCCAGTTTTGGTGTGGGTCGCGCCACATTGGTTTGCCACACCACCAGCATGTGTCACCGTCGTGATGTTTGCGCATGAGGCGGCTGCGTTGTTGGGCGTGGCGCCAGCCTAAGCCTTTGGCTTCGGTTTTGCCTTTTGTGCGTTTGCGTGTGATCGGCATGGCACCTCCGTTTTTGGGCATGAGTAAACCCCTGCACCCTGGCCCTTTGTGGTGGGGCGGTGGGTGCAGGGGTTGCGCTGGGTGCCAGTATAGCTAACTGGGATTCATTTCTGCGTTTTCGGGGGTGATTTCCAGATGGTGTTTGATTTGGGCGAGGTTGTAGGTGGCTTGGCCTTTGGGGTTGATGCGTTTGGTGATGTGGCCTCGGTTTGCCCATGTTGCGAGGGTTTTGGGGTTGATGTGTATACCGAAGCGCCTCATGGTGAGGTTGATGGACCTAGCGGTTAGGTAGGTGTCCTGTGTGGGGGTGATGGGCGTGGGGTTGAGGTGGTGTTCAAGCACGGTGATCTGTGTGTTGATCTCGTGCAGCAGGTCGTCGTGCATGCCGAGTGGTTCGATCAGTGCGGCATTGAAGCTGATGTAGTCGAGTAGTTCGATGGGGTTGTGGGTGAAGCAGCGTGAGGGTGTTAGGTGGTTGGCCGCGTCCCTCACATACTCGAACAGGCGCGCGGCGTATTCGATGCTGGTGTCTATGGCCCACGTGTTGCCGGGTGTGCGTGGGCCTGGTGTGCAGCGTTTGTTTCCTGCGCCTGGTTTGGTTTGTTGTGTGGTTTTGAGGGTGTCGAGTTGGATGTGCAAGTAACGTAGGCGCTGTGCCTGGTCATGGAGGTTGTGGGTCACACTGTGAGTGTAGCGCGTTTGAGTTCTATCAGTTTGTACATGTTGTGGCCTGACCAGTCATCCACTTGGGTTTCGTCACGGGTGACGGTGACGTAGGGGAGGGTGGTTCTTCCGGCTTGGGTGAGTTCATCAACCAGGTCGGGGTGTTCGCGTATGTCCACCACCTCGTGGGGCAGATTATGCTTTGCGAGGAAAGCTATGGTGGCTTTGCATTGTGTGCAGCCTGGTTGGGTGTAGACGGTGACCATTGTTATGCTGCGATTCCTAGGGTCTCGGTTCCGCGTGAGGTGAGCACAAGGTCACCGTATTCGTCGTGGGCGACGTACCCGGCGGCGATGATGCGGCGGGCTTCTGACTGTGAGATGCGCTTGCCAGCGGCGAACCGCCGCAAAGCGCGAATGGGTGCATCCATTTCAGGATCCCTTTCTTATTAGTGCGTTTGATACATGCTGGGTGTAAGGATACCCCCGCACTAGCCTGCGTCACGATACAGGCCAATGCGGGGGCATCTAAACGAGTAGTCTACTCGAATGGGGTTTGCCGCGTAGGCACAATGTCCACCGAAAGCGTCGCGAGGAGCAGGTCTTGATCCAGTATCTCCTGCGACGTCATAACATCCTTCGGGCCTCCGCATACATCCCACACGTCACCATCATCGGTGAGCTTATGCGCATGGAATGCCTCGCACACGTCTCCATCTGCATCGACACCCAGGGCGACGATAATAGCGTGTGCGGATAGCTTGGCCATGTCATCGAGTGTGCGTATGCGTCCCTTCTCGGTGGCGTCGATGCGCACAACGATCGGGACGCGTACACGCTTGCGGCGGCGTAGGCGTTTGAGGAACCCGAACATCACTCCTCCTCCCCTGTGGTTGGGAGTGGGGTCATGAGGATAGCCACCGCGTCATCAAGGCAGCGTGGCGACTCATACTCCCGTGTGATCACACGCTCGTTCTTCATCTCAGCCACCAGGTAGTTGCTTCCCTTCCGGGATACATACATGGGGTTTTGGGGCAGCATCATCACACACGCCCACTTCCCTTCCGGGAGCTGCTGGAACAGCTCATCACGCTCATCAAGATTCATGGGGAGTTTCGCAAACTCCATCTCATCGCGCATATTATGCCCGAACGGCTCATCAGACAACACGACACCGAGGCTGTGGGTCATGCCTTTCTGGATTTGATCGATGATCGATTCCTTACGCTGTTCACGCTCCTTCTCCGCCTTGATTTCCTCCTCATAGAGGTGCATCAGCTGCTGTGCAGCGGCGAGTGTGCGGCCTTTGTGCACACTGTGCATGCCGTTCGACGGGGTGAACTCCTCCACATGCAAAAGGTCCACATGGCGGATCTGCATATCACCATCCGGCGCGTGCGTGACCGCACGTACCTCCCGATCTTCATTAGGCCAAGGGTCCACGATCATCAGGTGCTCACGATCAATTTCGATATGCACCCCTGTGATGCCGTCTGACCCGTAGTTTCGTTTCATCACCTGCATGAGGGCATCTTCGTTGCCTGCGAGGATTTTCAATAGTTCGGTGAGGCTGATTTGCATCATGTTCATGTTGTTCACCATTCCACGTCGTGGCCGAAGATTTCGATGTGATCACTAGTGCTCATTGGTTTTTCCTTTCAAAACAATGTCGGGGTAGTAGGTGGTCTCCCAATCGGCGCGCTCCTTATCCGCGCCCCGGATGCCACCAATGGTTGATACGCGTATCCACCGGCGGTCCAGGCGGCCACCGTAGTTCATGGCATACGCGGGATGAATCGGGAGGTCACGCTGGCCGAGTAGTCGGAAGACTTCGACGGCGGACCAGTAGCCTATCGGCCTGCACGTTTTGGGGCTTGTTTTGCCCCAGCGTTGCATCACCATGCCGCGCATTCTGGATTCCTCAGCACGGATTCCGGTGATGCGGCGCCCACCGAAGCGGCGTTCCGCCTCGCGGAATCCGGGGTCGGGGGCGTGCTGAATCATGCCTGTGGTGTCCTCGTGCCACCAGCGGGCCACGTTGTCGCCGGGGACGGTGATCTCGTGGTAGTCCACCATGTGTCCGTATTGGTTGAGGAATGCGTCTCGTGTGGGGTCGCTGTCGGGGTTGTCGAACCCGTCCACTCGCACCCGCACCAGGGGTAGGTGCAGGCCGGTTTGCGCGGCCAGCCACGCCACCACCGTTGAGTCCTTGCCCCATGATGTGGACACGAAACACGGCCCGGCCTCCGCAAAAAGGCGGATCGTGTCGATAGCCGTGGCAATGCGGCGTGGCATACCGGGGTCGGGGTAGGTGTCGTAGCGGGCGATTTTCTCCCATGCTTCCAGGTCACGGACACGGTGCCTAGGTGATTGGATTAGCAATGTTCCATCCTCCTCGCGTTGTCATCGGCACGCCTGCGGTTGCCTTTAACAGCAACCAGCACGTGTTGGTGCAGCCGCCCGGCTGAGCGGGTTGGTGACCACCAGCGGCGCAGCATCCTATGCCGCGTGCCCACTGGGTTGATGATGATGTGCTCGTTGACTAGGCGGAACCCGGTTTCCTGCATGATGCGGGCCGTGTGGTGCGGAAGCATCCGCAAGTGGCCTTGATTGTCACGCAGGTCACCCACCACCCACACAAGGTACCGATCATCCTTGAGTGCGGCGTGGCAGTTGAGTAGGGCTAGGCGCACGGCGTCGAGGTGCGTGTCCCAGGTCATGTTGGAAAGGTCACGTGGATTATCCGTGTACTTTTCCACCGTGTGGTACGGGGGGCAGGTCAGCACCACATCAGCGGGGGTCACGGGGTGGTAGAACGCCCCGTCCCCCACTGTGTATTTACCAGTGGGGTTATGCGCCCGATCATGCTCTACCTGTGCGGGGTTGATGTCCACACCCTCATACGAATGCCCCAAAGCATTCGCCACGTAGCCGCGTGTGATACCACCAGCGAACGGGTCATACACATGCGACCCCTCACCCGCGTACCAGGTCAACATCAGCTCGGTTAGTACCGGGTCGAAGCGGCTACGCCCACCATTGATACTCGTGTGGTAGCCGCTCTTCCCATGCGCGTACAGGGTGTTATCCCTACCGCTGGTGCCGTCATCAGGCATCACATCATCCCAGTACTTACGGCGGGCCCGCCACTCGGTGGTGCGGGTGTCCAGGGTTGACCACGGGTAGATACCGTGCACGTCGAACGGCGGGTACTGGCCGGTCCAGGTTTCCCGCTCCTGGTCAGGTGTGAATGGGAGTTTAGCGGTCATGAGGCACTCGCCCACTCGGATGATGGTACGGGGCACGCGGACGCCGCATCACCGGACCATCTGGCACGGGCATCGGGCGGCGCTTCTCCCAGATCGTGTCGGTGTATTTCAGTGGACGCAGTTCCCATTTCTGCACGTGCCCGAACCCATTCCGGTGGCGCGCCCCAAGGTGGGTGACATCACCCAACAGGTCGAGCAGCGCATCAGCCTGTGCCTGGTCATCGCACGCCACCAGCCAATCAAGCTCACGATAGTAATCAGCTGATAACACAGTGTTGCGGGACTTCATAGCACCCAGACCACTATGATGATCCTTAGCTTTAGTGAACCTAGCCATTTCACGGGTAGCTGGCTTACGGCGTATCTCCACCGACGTCGAAAAGTCATGTATCGACACAATAGCTTCGCTTGTGCACCAGCCCCACACCCCTTCCCGCTCCCACCGAGACAATGGGAGCGGAAAATCAGTCACATACTCATCAGTCATCGGCGGCAACGGCCGCCCATCACGCACCGCACGCTGATACGCCGCATACGACAACGGCGCATCCAACGGCGACAGTGTGCCAATAACTGGGGTGTCCAGATAGGCGGTCACCTGCAAATCAATCATGATGCCAGATCCGTGACCAGTTGGCGGATTTCGCCGGCGTTTTCCACAACGTGCTTGGTCCACTCATTACATGACCGCTGGGCCTCCAACTGGTCGATACCATCAATGAGGGCGACGCCGAAGCCCTGAGCATTCTTAGCGCCCAGGCGGGCCTCCCCACCCGGTGCCCACAAGGCCAAGCCCGCGTACATGACCTGGATTTGGGCTTTAGTCGCGGCCTGCGACACCCCAACCATGCCCCACAGGCGGGCACCGGGGATGAGGATTTGCTGATCAAAAATCATCTGCGCAGTCCCCAAATCCCCCTTAGTCATCTGGATCATCCGCTGCGCAGGTGTGGTGCCCGTGTCCTTCCGGGTACCGAACTCCTCGCTACGGTACTTGGCGGCGCGGTGTTGGTCCTGGATCGGGCAGCGCCAGTTATTCTCCACGCACACCAGAATCAGGTCGGAGGCACGCAGCGTGCCAGACACAATGTCCGATTGCGCGGCGTAGCCGAGCAGCGACAGCATGGGCAAGTATTGCTCGACGCGGCGCGCCATGTCCAGGTTGGTTTTCGCCCCGGTCGAGGTAACCGCGCCACCGGAAAACAACAGGTCCACGGCCTGCTTGGTTAGGCTCCCGTCTTCGATGCCTGCGTGTTCGATGAGGTGCCATGCGAGGGCTTCACGGATGCCGTGGCGCACACTCGCTGCGGACAGGAACGGCACCTTTGAGATGTTCCCCGTTTCGGGGTCCATGACTTCTTGGGTGCGTAGAAGGCTGGTGTTACCGGCGTTGCCTGCCCCGTGGTGGAAGGGGGTTTGCAGCGTGGCGGTGATGCTGACGTGGGATGCGTATTTCGGTGTGATGGTTTCCATTAGTAGGGAATCTCCTCTTCTGCTTCTTTCTTGGCTTTGCGGGCGCGGTTTTCCAGGGCGGCTAGGGCCATGATGTAGACGATGGTGTCATCGACGTGGGCGGCCCAGGCTTGGTAGTCCTGGTTGATGACCTCAGCCGCGTTTTTCGCCACTTGTGCGGCGTGGGTGGTGAGCACGGGTATTTGTAGTTTGCGGGCGGCGATTGTGATTGCCTGGTTGGCGTTGTCTGCACCGGCGGCGGCGGTTTCAATCGCGGTGGCGGCGCGTCCTCCCCAGAAGTCGAGGCGGCTTGGCCCGTCGTCGGTGAGGCTGTCGCGCAGCGCGAATACCAGGTTGATTGTGGCCTGGTCGAGTTGGTCAGGGTGTGGGGTAGGCATTGGTGTCCTCCATTATGGGTTTGGTGATGCACCAGAGTGCAAGGTCAACAAGCGGGGATGTGCGCAAGTGTTCTATGCGCTGGCTGATGTGGCACCAGTTTTCGAGTTGGTCGCGGGTTTTTATGGCGTTGCCTGGTGCTCCGTTCTTGATGTTTTCTGCGGTGACTCCCATGCGCCGTAGCGCAAGCACCGCCTCAAACACCATCTTGAATTGGGTGTGTTTGATGGTGATGTTGGAGTCTTCCATGCGGATGGTTGACGTGCCCCCACCGTGGTTGGTGGTTGCGTAGGGTAGGACGTGTTTCTGTCCGCTGGTGGCGATGCACATCACCCACTCCCCAGCTGGTGGGTGTATCAGCAGGTCGATTATGGGGCGGGTGTTGGATCGGTTGGTTTGGCACAGTCCGGGCACATGCCACGGGGCTTTTTCTACCGAATCGGGTAGGTCCACCCCGGGGGCGCATACCCAGGACCACATGCGCGGCGACAAAGCACCCTTACCGCTACAGCACCATAGTGCGGCCGGTCCGACACGCCCAGTGTGGGCGCGCCAAAGGGAATGGTCGGTGAAGTTCTCGCCCAGGGCACGCCGCGCGTCCGCTGTTATTTCCTGGGGTTCACCAGTGATTGAGCAGATGCCGGGCTGAGGTTTCAGCAGTTTGCCCTTAGCCCCCTCGATGGGCGGGCGGCCTACTGTGTCGTAGATGAGTTGCTGTGCGGATGTCATAGTGGGTTCACCACCAGCAGGCCACAGCCGTAGGCTTTCGCACGACCCACCCCATTGAGCATGAGGCGTTCGAGGTTGGCCTGGTTTTTCACGGTGCCGTGCCCGTGGTAGCACACACGGTGATGCGTGAGCTTAGCGCCTTTGCGCCACCCAGTGGCCGGGGTGAGTGTTTCACACTCCATGTCATGGATATTCAGCGCGTCAGCGAGCATGCGGTGTCCCCACGCTTCGTGTTTGTCTTCGGGGAGGGCGCGGCGTTTACCGGCTTTGCAGACGGTGGCGTTACCTATCAGGGAGAACTCCACCTGCACCCCAGTCGCTGGGGCGTCGATAAGGCGTTCCTCCATCACCAACCCCAGGGGTGTCACAGACCGCTGGATCGGGTGACGGTGCTGCACAGCAATGATCCGCCGGTCAGGCACCGCGTAGAGTACGCGGCCTTCGTTGGGGAACTCAGCGGCAACCAGTCCGTGCAGCTGCTGAGAATCACGCGGCAATTCCCCATCCAGGTTCGCAAACCACGTGAGAATCATGACTCCTCCTTCGCCGGGATAGTCTCGCCTAGTCGCCACCATCGGGTGATGATTTCGGCGATTTGGGCCTGGGTGGGCTGGTTGATGGTGGTGTCAATGCTGCCTGTATCTGAGTAGGCGTGCAGCGTCACATTCCAGCCGGGTAGGCCGTCCCACTCTGTGGTTTTGAGAATCAGCTTGCCCCGCACTAAGGGGTGTTTGAGTAGCACGGTGCGCACAACAGACTTGTTTTCCGGGGTTCCGTCCGCGTCCTCCACCCACAGATAGGTTTCCTTGTACCAAGGCTCACCACCCATGTCGATACCCACCTGTGGGGTAAGCCAGTCAATGAAGTCACGATAAGCGTAAGCGCGGTAGCTTTGGCATTTTTTTGCGAAACCGGAAAGCGAAATGCTTAGGGAGTCCATACGCGACACGCGCGGTTCTCCAAGACGCATCCCGATACCGTGGAAAATATAGCGCAGAATATCCATAGTCTCACCACGGGTGGGCATGGCGATCTCCCACCCCATACGATCAACATCGTCAAGTTCCTCGAACACCTCCCTAGTGCCCGGCGAAACGGTGGCCGTGATACTCGGAACATGATCAAGCACACGTACATGAAGCGTGTACGACGTTACTTCCATGCCCTCGTCGAACTCGGTTTCCAAGTGCAGACCAAGGACGATCCCATCAACTTCAATCACTATCAGGTCGTTTTCACGACCATGAAGCACCCACGCGATCAAGTCCACATGCTTCGGAGGGAAGGCGTTAACCACTGCGCTTAAGGCAAAGACCAATTCAACAGGATCGGTGATCGTTGCTCTATGGTCGCTTGCCCATTCCCGGCTTGGAATGCGGGCGTAGGGCACTCGTGGGTATTCTTCTCTTCGGCTGGCGCTGACTATCCACTCGCATAGCTCACCGCTGACCAACACCCACCGGTCTTCATTTATGTCTTCAAACGGTTCCATTATTGTTCTCCTTCTCTGGTTTCCATGATTCGGCGCGAATGGCGATCATGTCGTGGATTGCTTGGTATTCGGCTTGCCAGCGTTCTTGCGTGGCATCATCGTGTCGCTTCCAGTGGTTGGCGCGGCGTTCGGCGACGGCTTGCATCATTGTGTTTAGGGTGCCTTCCCAGCATCCGACGCGGACGAAGATTTCATCGGTTCCGGTGTGCGCCGCAGTTACCCAGCGGCTTTCTACTCCTGCAGGGCCAGCAACGAAGATGTGTTGCTTTTGGAACACCTTCGCGTTGCCGAACACCTTCGCGTCGCCGGACACCCACGCGTTGCCGAACACCTTCGCGTCGCCGAACACCTTCGCGTCGCCGGACACCTTCGCGTCGCCGAACACCTTCGCGTCGCCGAACACCTTCGCGTCGCCGAACACCTTCGCGTCGCCGAACACCTT